AAATTACGCAAACGCTTAATGTAGTACTGGTATCTGTACAAAATCCAAAAGTTTGTAGACTTGCACAAAATTTAGCTGTTGCTTTTGGCAGCTCCGGCTTCGTACCCTGCCCGGTAGTTCAGTTCGGACAGCTTGCCCAGCGCTTCTGCGTACTCCCTGTCCTCTCTGGTCGGCTCTTTTCCGTGGGCGAAGGTTTTCAGAAATTCTTCGGTTGTCGTAGGAAAGTTCATGTTTTTTGCTCCTTTCTATTGCAGAAGCGGTCTGCTTCTGCTATAATAATTGACAGAAACCGAGACTGCGCCCTTGGTTGCGCAGCTTCTGTTTTGTGGTGGAATAGGTCGTCAGTACTACTTTGGTCGGTGGAGCTGACGGCCTATTTTTTATGCCACAAAGGATAAATCCACTGTTGTTGGTCGATTCATCATGTGTTCTGCTGTCTTGGATTATAGACGATTGGTATACAGTTGTCAACAGCCCAATTTGTATAATTTGTATCAGATATTTCTGATTTTTACGCATTCTAACGTAAATTTACGTTATTTGATAGTGCTTTTGTAAACGGATTAGTTTACCCTAGTGATAGTAACTCAAAAGATATTTTTCGATAATTCGTAAGGCTATTATTCAAGTATACAGTTTGTAAAGCAACGAAAAAGTTTACAGCCGTTTTATCACCATATTGATAGTAAAAAATTTGCAAAAAACACAAGAAGGTGTTGACAGTGACACGAGAATGTGTTATCATTGGGTCGGAAGAGAGGTTCGATAAAAATGGCAGAGAAGAAAAAAGGCGGTGCAACCAAAAATAAAGTCAATTCCGGGGACATTCTTCGTTCCGTTATGAAAATCAGAGGATATACTTCTGCATCTCTTGCAAGGCAAATGGGATATGAAGTTTCTTCTTATGTGACAAACCGTGTTAATGCGGATGATTTGAAGTTATCCACAATGGCAATGCTTTTGGAAGAAATGAAATACCAAATCGTGATTCAGCCTATTGGCGCTGATGTTGCATCGGATGAATTTGCTCTCAAAGTTCTTGAAAGAGACGGTGAACCTGAATGATCTACGGTTATGCTCGTGTCAGTTCCGCTGGACAGGCGATTGATGGCAACAGCCTTGAATCGCAGGAAGAAGCCCTCAAGGCCGCTGGCGCAACTAAAATTTTCAAAGAGGTATATACTGGAACTAAAATGGAACGCAAGGAGCTGGACAAACTGGAAGCGGAAGTCCAGAGCGGCGATACAATCGTTGTGACAAAGCTAGATCGTGTTGCCAGAAGCCTTGTCGGCGGGTATGAACTGATTGATTCATGGATTGAAAAAGGAATCCGGGTGAACGTGCTGAATCTTGGGGTGATGGACAATACTCCCGCTAGTAGGGCTATGAGAGGTATGTTCCTTGTATTTGCCCAGTTTGAGCGTGACATGATTGTTGAACGCACCAGAGAGGGCAAGAAGATTGCTAGTCAGCGCCCTGATTACAGGGAAGGTCGCAAGCCCACTGAGTATGACCGCAACCTCTTTGATGTTCTGCACGAACAGGTGGAAAAACGTCTGCTGACCGTCACCGATGCTGCAAAACAGCTTGGTGTGACCCGCCAGACATGGTATCGGATTGCTGAACAGAACAGGTGAAAGGAGTGAGAGCCTATGGATAAGTGGAACAACAGAAACTCGTATGACTGGCTTGCGGGGGCAGTCGTTGGATTGCTTACCGGGTTCTTCATTGTGGTTGTGGTTGCGAGGTGCGTTTTGTGATACTCAGTGACAACATGAAGCATCTGATCGACACGCTGAACACCTATGAGCCAGACCTTCCGAATGGATTCTATTCCGTAAAAGTCCTGCAAGATAAGCTGGACTTCACGGCACAGTTCGTTCTTGAATCTCTTGCCAACGATGGATTGATACGCTGGGGCGATACGCAGCACACGGCGTTCTGGCTGTTGGAACGCGCAAAGAACTATAAGAAAATCCACAAGCTGGAAAAGATTGAACAGTGGAAAGAACGTTGGATAGGCTTTGCTTGCGGCGTTCTAACAAGCGTTGTCGCAGGTGCGATTAGTATTGTGTTAGCTGGTGTTTTCAGTTGACATTGTTCGCAACCTATAATAAAACCGAATGAGAAAGGAAAAACGACATGAAAACCGTAAAATTGTCAGAGCAGAGTTTGAAACTCATTGAAACGCTGTGCGATTACACCGACAAGCCTGATATTCTCAACGCCGTTGCAGACGCCTTGTACTACGATGCGGACGAGCTGAAACGCAGGCTCAACCAGCTTGCAGAAGAAGTCAAATAAACCGCACATTCTATCCGTTAAAACGAATTTTAGCAAATAATTTTCCGAAAACAAAATTATAAAACCGAATATTTGATTTTTGTGCAGTTGTAGGCACTCTTTACATTTTCAGGTAGGGGGTGCCTATTTTTTATGCAACCAAAACAGTGTATCGCCATCATCGGCAGCATCAAAGCGTATGCAAAGCAGAATCCGACAGAAGCGCAGGTCTACGAGGACTGGTTTCAGGCGGTGGTGAACCTGAGAGACGCCCTGCCACAGGACAAACGGTTCGATGCCTACAAATACTCTGGCGAGCTGCGCTCTGTCTGTGCAATCATGATGGGCAAGATGAAAACAGGCGAGGACGTGGCAAAAGTCTATGACATTATCGGTCGGACGTATTTGTTTGAAGCAAAGGATGTGTTCGACAGCTATTGCATCTACCTTGAATGGAATCGTGCGCCGGAGAAGAAGTTCTATCAGCCGAGAAGAAAGGTTCTTCTGACGTTGGTTCGTGACCTAGAGGACTTGTTTTTTCATCGTGTAGAATTTCTGGGAGTAAGTCAACCTCCGAGAACTGGAAAAAGTACGCTCTGTATATTTTTTATCACATGGCTGATGGGCAACCGCCCTGACGTTGCATCGGTTATGAGCGGACATTCCGACAAGCTGACCAATGGCTTCTATGGAGAAGTTCTGTCCATCATCACTGACCCTGTGACCTACAACTGGGGCAAAATTTTCCCTGACGTTCAGCTTGTGGACAAGAGTGCAAAGGACGAAAGCGTTGACCTGAACCGAAAGAAGCGTTTTCCCACTTTGACTTGTCGTTCCATCGGCGGTACGCTGACCGGCGCAGTTGAAATCGGCGAGGGCGGCGTTCTGTACAGCGATGACTTGATTGAGGATTTGGAGGAAAGCTTGAATGTTGAGCGCCTGAACAACAAGTACGATGCCTACCTTAACCAGTTGAAAGACCGTAAAAAGCAGGGCGCATTGGAGCTGATGGTCGGCACACGCTGGAACGTGCTTGACCCTCTGGGGCGCATCCAAAGCCAGTATGCAGACAATCCTAAGTACAGATTCCGGGTGATTCCTGCGGTAGACGAGAGCGGACACAGCAACTTCAATTATGACTACGGCGTGGGATTTGACGATGCCTACTATGCAGACATGAAAGCCAGCATTGACGATGCAACATGGTGGGCAAAGTACATGGGCAAACCCTATGTGCGTGAAGGTCTGCTGTTCCCTGCCGATGAACTGCGGTATTTCAACGGCGTTCTGCCTGATGGAGAGCCTGATCGCAAGCTCATGGTCATGGATATTGCATGGGGCGGCGGTGACTTTACCGCCTGTCCTATCGCCTATGTGTATGGCGATGCCGTGTTCATCCCTGACCTTGTGTTCAATAATGGCGATAAAACCGTGACCAGACCGGAAGTCGTGGGCAAAATCATCCAGCACAAAATCAATGTGGTGCGTGGCGAAGCCAACAACGGCGGTGATGAATATTGTGACGTAGTGGACGGCCAGCTCCGGCAGCAAGGCTATCACTGCTCTGTCCGCAGCCAACGTGCGCCCAGTGGGCAAAGCAAGCTGTCAAGAATCATTCAGTATGCGCCAGACATCAAACGGTTCTATTTCCTTGACGAAAAGCACCAGTCGAAAGAGTACAAGGCGTTCATGGAACAGGTGACGATGTTCACGCAGCTTGGCAAAGTTCCGCACGATGATGCACCGGACAGTCTGGCACAGCTTGCCGATGAACTTTACAACGGAATCAGTAAAATCGAGCCTGTCAAGAGGCCATTTTGATTAAAAACACAATATATTGTGTTTGCTGGGTCTATTTATTTGATTTTACCACTTGATAACGCTTATAATGTACACAGGAAGTTTTGCAGCTTCCTCTAGGGAATAGCCCGACATGGCGAGGTTTTGTCATTTTTACTCGCTTTCGTGCCAACGAGCATATTCCTCCTTTACCGGCGAATGCTTTTCACTCTTTCCATTCGCCGGGTTTATATGTTGCGTTCCCTGCTGGTTGGGAATGCCAGAAGACTCCCCCTCTTCTGGCGAGCGACGGTTCAATTCCGTTACGCAGCACAACGATTCTCCAAGGATTGCATGGGAAAATTCTCCTTATGACAACCTCCCCCGTTATTCCCGGCTCTCGATGAAATGAGTTTCAGGCTATTTCTCATTTCATCGAGCAACGGTAAATTAAGCCGGGTACATAACACAGAGTAGAGCAGTCTTGTAGCTCGTCGGGTTTATAGCCCGAAGGTCGGTGGTTCAAATCCATCCTTTGTGTCCATCAGCGATTTGCTCCAGTCGGGGCAATCGTGGCTTTTGACACCCGACAAGTCAGAGCCTAGCATGACTGGTAGTGCGAACAGTTTCCCAGTAGCTTCTGACAGGGCTGTGCTAAACAGCCTGTTTCCAGAAATTCAGCGAAAGGAGCGCTCATGTTAGTTAGAATCTGTTGCCCTTGTATCAGGCAGAATCCCATCTATAAGAACGTCCGCTGCAATCGCTATCTTGGTGAAGTAGACGGACGATACCATTTCAAGTGCGACAGATGCAAGGGCGTTATCGAAGGAGACACAAGGGAAGGATGGGTAAAAATTATCCATCCACCGGAAAAGTAAATAGCTTTTGAAGCGCAGTTTTGGCGCAGTGAGATAGACCTTAACAGGTTTGTCTTGCTGCGCTTTTTATTTTGCCGGAAAGGAGGAACGCATGGCTGAGTATCAGATGGTCGTTGGCGGTTTTTTGAATAATCCGCTGACCGGACGCAGACCGATTGAAACGCCGGAGACGGAAATCAATCGGGAGAACGTGCTGAAAGTGGTCATGGGCAAGGCAGAGCCTATTCATCTGCTGAACAAGAATGAGATTCGCTTCTTGCACAATTACTACTTGGGCAGTCAGCCTGTTCTCCTCCGCACGAAGGAATATCACGCTGAAATCACGAACCGCATTGTAGAGAACCACGCCAACGAGTGTGTGGGCTTCTACACAGGCTATATGAGCGGTACGCCGTGCTCTTATGTGCGGTCTGAAACGGCAACAGGTGACGGCGAGGAAATCGCCCGGCTGTCTAACGCCTTGCAGTATGAGGGCAAGGACGCGCTTGATCGGCGGCTCTGGCAGTGGATGTTGGAGTGCGGACAGGGATACCGCATTGTTCTTCCTGACAAGGGGTATGGCGGTAACTACCCGGACGAAACACCCCTGCTGGTGGACGTTCCCGACCCGGACATGGCGTATGTGATTTACAACTCCGGCATCGGTCACAAGCCGATTGCCAACGTGCTGCACATTCCACGCAATTATCAGAATGACCTGAACGACCTGATTTGCGTGTACACGCCAAACCAGTACTTTGAAATCGACAACGGCAAGATCACAAAATCTGAAAGCCATTCTCTGGGGATGCTTCCGATGGTCGAATACAAGCTCAACCCAGAGCGCATGGGGCTGTTTGAACCGGCCATCCCTGTTCTGGATGCCATCAACAATCTTGAAAGCAACCGTCTGGACGGCGTTGAGCAGTTCATCCAGTCCATCTTGGTGTTTGTAAACTGTCTTGTGGACAAGGAAGCGCTGGATGCTGTTAAGCAGATGGGCGCAATGTCCATCAAGTCTACCGCTGGTCTTGCCGCTGATGTAAAGCAGATTGCAAACGAACTTGACCAGCAGCAGAGCCAGACCTTGCTCGATTCCATGTTGAACGTGTACCGCAGTCTGACTGCTATGCCCAGCGCCACTGGTAGTGAAAACGCAACGTCTGACAACGTGGGCGCAGTCATCGTCCGCAACGGCTGGAATCACACAGAAGCAAGGGCGCAGCAGTACGAGAATATGTTCAAGTTCTCGGAACGCCAAAGCCTGTCTGTAATGCTGAAAATCCTGCGTGATACGGCTGGTTCTAAGCTGATGGCAAGCGACATCAACATCAAGCTGCCCCGCCGTCAGTACGATAACCAGCAGAGCAAGGTTCAGATTTTTGCACAGATGCTTAATCAGAGCATTGACCCGCAGTTGGCGTTTACTACGCCCGGTCTGTTCCCTGACCCGCAGGCTGCTTACGAAATGAGCAAGCCCTTCCTGATTGCCGCCGGAAAGCTAGGCAAGGATGGGAAAGCACCGAAGCCGCAGGAACAGCCCACAGACCATATTGTTGACACCAACAAAATGGTCGGCAATCAGGCTGATGGAAAGGAAAGCAACAATGTATAAGGGCAGAGCACTTTCAAGAGCAGAGATGGCTTTATTTCAGCATATTTACGATTCACTTTCATATGCAGAGAAGCTGATTTTGCAAATTGAGCCGAATCGGGAAAGAAGCATTGCGCTTACTCACCTTGAAGAAGCCGCTCTTTATGCCAATGTAGCGATTGCTCAAACAGAGCCGAAAGAACCTTCTAAAGAACAGCTTGAACTTTTCAAAAAGATTCTAAGCAAAATCGACAATGAAACAGAGGGCGAATAACCCTTTGCTATAAACACGGCAGGGAAGCCGGGATACAAATTTCGCAGCGTTGCAGGGAAGCAACGGTAAAAAAACGCAGGAGGAAATTAACGATATGAAACTCAATGTGTTGCTTGGTGATGCCTACAAAGATGGCATGACCGCCGATGAAATCATTTCTGCGCTGGAAAAGGTTGCAGACCCTAACGCAGAGATTGAGAAACTGCGCAACGCCGTGACGAAAGCCAACGGCGAAGCCGCCGAGTACAAGAAGCAGCTCAAAGCAAAGCGTACCGATGACGAGAACGCCGCACAGGAACAGGCTGACAAGCTGGCAGAGATGCAGAAACAGATTGAAGCCCTGACTGCCGACAAGGAAAACCTCGTCAAGGAAAAAACCCTTGCATCTTACCGTGAGAAGTTCGTTGCACAGGGTTATGATGCTGAACTGGCTGGCAAGGCTGCATCTGCACTGGCTGACGGCGACATGGACAAGGTGTTTAAGTTCCAGTCGGAGTTTATGGCCGCCCATGACACCGCATACAAGGCTTCTCTGTTGAAGGGTATGCCCACACCTCCGGGTGCGGATGGCAAGGGCGGCTCTGACAGTGAGGGCGTGGCGTTTGCTAAGAGCCTTGCGCAGCAGAACGCAAATACTTCTAAGGCATCGAGTGACGCAATGAGTGCTTTCCATTAACAAGGAGGAAAACATGAGGTTTACCCGAAACACGGTCAACGGAATCAACGATACCATCCTTGCTTCCAATGACTACACCGCCATTCCCTTTACCGTGACCGAAACTGCTGCGGTTAAGGCTGGCTATCCCATGACGCTGGCTGGCAAGAAAGCTGTTGCTGCTGGCGAGACCGGTTCTAAGACCATCAACGCTGACGGCATCCTGCTGTATGACGTTGACCCGGCAGAGAACCCCAATGCTTCCCTGCTGATTCGCGGTGTTATCGACACCAAGAAGGCGGCAGCAAGTTCCAGCTTCACCTATGACGCTGATGCAATCAAGGCACTCAAGACTGCCGTCCCCGGCATTTTCTGCCGTGACAACATCAGCGTGAACGCTTAATAGGAGGTAAAACAACATGGCACTGAATCTTAAGGAAGTCTTTGCCCCGGCTGCGATTGCCGCCTATTGGACGAATGACCCTACCAATGCGATGCCCTTCGCATCTGACGCACTGTTCCCTGCAAAGAAGAAGGCCGGTCTCGACCTGAAGTGGCTGCGCGGTCACAAGGGCGTGGGTGTGTCCCTGATGCCCAGCGCATTTGATGCAAAGGCTACGTTCCGTACCCGTGAGGGCTTCAAGTTCGATGAGACCGAGATGCCGTTCTTCCGTGAGGGCTACCATCTGGGCGAGAAAGACCGTCAGGAGATCCTGCGTGTTCTGGACAGCAACGACCCCTACGCTCGCGACGTGATGAACCGCCTGTACGACGACACCGCACAGCTTATCACCGGCGCACGTATCGTGCCTGAACGCATGATCTGGCAGCTTCTGGCTCCTACCAGCGGCGTTCCCGGCATCACTATCAAGGCAAATGGTGTGAACTACACCTACAGCTACGACCCGGACGGCACTTGGAAGTCTACTAACTTCAAGGAAGTCTCTGTTGCAAAGTCTAAGTGGAACGTCACCACCGCCACCCCCATTGCCGACCTGAACGCCGCAAAGGATGCTGTTCTGGCAAGTGTGGGCGAAGTTGTGACTGAGGTGTACATGAACACAGCAACCTTCCGCAACATGATTGCTGCGGATGAGGTGAAGAACCGGTTCATGACCGTCACCGCAAAGGCAAACGCCGTTCTGCTGGACGCTGAAGCACGGCAGATTATCGAATCTGCAACCGGTCTGAAGATTCATCTGTACGACAAGATGTTCAAGGCAGACCAGTACAGCGCAAGCGAGAAGTATCTGCCTGACGGCATGGTGGTCGTTACCCCTGCTGGCGCACTGGGCAATGTCTGGTACGGCACTACTCCTGAAGAAGCCGACCTGCTGTCCGGTCAGTCTGGCGCATCCGTGTCCATCGTGAACACTGGCGTTGCCATCACTACTGAGCTGACCGTTCATCCGGTCAACGCCAACGTCTACGCTTCCGAAATCGTCCTGCCGTCCTTTGAGCGCATGGACGCTGTGTACTGCATCAAGGCTTACTAAGGCGAAAGGAGGAAAGCAGCATGGGAGACCAGTATTCTGAAGCGGCAGTCAAGCTAGGACAGTACATTGCTCCTGCACTTGACCGTGAAGTCACGGACGAGGACTACCAACTCTTTGACCTGCTGCTTGATTTCGCCAAGGACAAGATATTTGCGCAGGGCTACCCATTCGGCAATAGACCGGACGAGCTGCCCTTGCAGTATCAGTCGTTGCAGATACGCATTGCAGCGGAACTGTACAACCACATCGGCGCAAATGGACAGACGAGCTATACCAATAACGGTATTACCCGTGTGTGGGAAAGCTCCGATGTGGCGCAGTCCCTGCTGAATGAAGTGGTTCCGAGAGTAGGTGTTATCGGCTGATGTTCAATGGAAGTCCGCTGGATAAACGCCCGCTGTGGTATTCAAACCCGGTCGGCGAGAAAACGCCTGTTTTGGACGAGTGGGGAAACGAGACTGGCGAATCGGCATACGAATCGTGGAGCGACCCCGCAAAACTGATGCTGAACGTCAGTCCTCCTACTGGTTCTGCGGAAGCAAACCCTTTTGGAGCATTCACGGATTACAGCTATGTGGTCAGTTCGTCCAGCAAAAAGCGCAACACACCGCTTTATGAAGGTACACACGTTTGGTTTCAGACAGACGTTTCAAAGCCTTTCAATTACATTGTGGTCAAGGTCGCAGAGCATATCACGGATACGCTGTATGCGCTGAAAGAGGTGGCTGCAAGTGAAAATTAAAGTGAGGTTGAGCGATGCCGGACTTCGTGATGCGGAACGTCAGATACAGGAGTACAAGACCACCCTGAACAAAAAAGCGCAGGAGTTTGCAAAGTCGTTGGCTGACAAAGGGCTTGATGTAGCGAAAGTTCGCTTTGCAAATGCAGAATATGCTGGCAGAAACGATGTTTCTTGTCGTGTTGAGCAAAACGGAAGCACCTGCACCATCATTGCCGAAGGAAAAGCAGTTGCTTTTATTGAGTTCGGTACAGGCGCACACCACAACGGATATGGCGGTGAACTACCGCCCGGTGTTGGTGCACATGGCTCTTACGGTAAAGGACACGGCGCACAACGCCGCTGGTACTACTACGGCGAAGCTGGCAATGCTGGTACACCTGTAAAAACGGTGGACGGCAAGGGACAGCTTAACTACACGGACGGCAACGAACCGGCTATGGCTATGTGGGGAGCTGTTGAAGAAATGGCTTCTCAGGTAGAAGCAACGTGGAGGGAGGTCTGGAATAGTTGATTGATTATTTCAATTCTATCTTTACAGCTGTTGCCAAGGAACTGCGAAAGCAAGTGCCTGGTATCTTCGTCACTGGCGAAATCAATGACAGCAACGTCAAAAAGTTTCCATGTGTGCAGATAGAGGAAAACAGCAATCTCCCGGTTCATCGTGATTCTGCCAGCCGAAGCAAGTATGCTGCCATTTCCCTGCGCGTGCGGGTCTATTCCAACAAAACCAGCGGACGCATTGCAGAAGCCCGCTCCATTGTGGACATCGTGGATTCTGTATTGGAACCGCTCAATTTCTATCGAAAATCGTTTGCCCCGTTGAATGGGCTGTACAACAATTCCGTCTATCGGATTGATTGCAGCTACGGGGCAACAATCGGAGAGGACGGAATGATTTACCGAAACTAAGGAGGTAAACATTCTATGAGTACTGCTATCTCCGGTCTGAATACCACCCTGTATTGTGGTGCTACCGAGTCTGCATTGACGAAGTTGTGTGACATCAAGGATGTCCCGGATATGATTTCCGATCCGAACCTTCTGGATGCCACCACCCTGTCTGATCCGATGCAGAAGCAGATTTTTGGTATTAACCAGTCCGATATTAAGGCGTTTACCGCAAACTACAACAAGGAAGATTACGAATCGGTTCAGAAAGCTGGCTACGATGAATCTGCCGAAGAGAACCCCGACAAGTACTATGCAATTAAGATGCAGGACGGCTCCGGCTTCACTTGGCAGGGTATGCATCAGGTTGGTCTGTCCGGCTTTGGCGTGGATGAGGTTGTGGAAATGACCATCAACTGCATTTTCCACACCAAGCCGAAGTTCGTTAAGGCGCTGACCATCAATGGCGGCTAAACCGCAAAAATCGAATCAATCAAACCGGGCAGAACTGAACAACAGATTTGGTTCTGCCCCTATTTATAAAGGAGAACATTTATTATGGCTGCAAAGGTTATCAATTTTCATTCCCCCGATGGCAAGAACACTTATGAGCTGACTTTCACCCGTGACAGCGTGGAAGCTACCGAACGTGCAGGTTTTCAGATTGGCCAGTACACTCAGATGACCAATCTGCTGTCCAACTCCCGTGCCCTGTTCTACGGCGCTTTTATCGCACGGAACAAGGGCATCAAGCGCAAGGTCGTAGACGAGATGTTCCAGCACATCGAGGATAAGGAAGACCTGATGGGCGTTCTGCTTGAGATGTTCATGGACGCTTCTAAGTCTCTGCTGGCAACTGATACTGAGGACAAGACCGCAAAAAACGCAACGTGGGAGATTGTGTAACCGCACAATCTCAGGAAACAGACGGAGAGGGAGAGCCATTCTCCTTCTCCAAGCTGTTCCACGATGTAGAAGCCTATTACATCTCCATCGGTATGACCTACGAACAGTTTTGGCACGGCGATGTCTGGCTGGCGAAGGTCTACCGTGATGCAGAGGAGCTGCGGGAACGCAGGGCCAACGCAGAAGCGTGGAGAAATGGCTTTTACATGGCATCTGCGCTTTCCTCTACGGTTGGCAATATGTTCCGAAAGAAAGGGTCTAAACCTATCAAGTACATGGACAGACCGATTCCCCTTACCCAAAAGGAGAAAGACGAGTATGAATACCAACGCGCAGTTGAGGCGCAGGAGCGAATCAAGAGAATGATGTTCTCTATGATGGAAAGTGATGGTGGTAGTGATGGCTGATGTTGATATTACGAGCTTATCCGTAGAAATTTCTGCGGAATCGCAGGGCGCAGAGCTTAATATCGACAAGCTCGCTACCGCCATTTCTAATTTGCGGACAAAGGGCAACGTCACAAAGGTTGTGAACAGCCTTGACAAACTGGCTACTTCTATTGCAACGCTGAAACAGGCATCCGCTGGAATGTCTGGGCTGGACAAAATTACCAGCTTTCTGAATGGACTTTCCAACGTCAACACGACCGCAAGCGCAAAGAGCATCAACACGGTCGTGAATGCAATCAAAAAGATTCCTGCGGCTGTGTCTGGCTTAAACGGCGTGGATTTTTACTCCATGTCTGGAAGCATTACTCAGCTCACTAACGCTTTGGCTCCGCTGTCCATTCTGGACGCATCGAACCTTAAAGCTCTTGGTAGCGCTTTCAATGCGATTGGGAAGGTTCCTGACCTAACCGATAAGCTGAAAGCCACCGACCTCGATTCTTTTGCAAGTTCTTGCCAGAAGATTTCCGTCGCCCTTACTCCCCTTGCATCTCAGCTCGACAAGGTGGGCAATGCTTTTGCAAAGCTCCCTCCGCAGTTGAGCAAAGTGGTCACACAGGCAAACCGCGTGACCGCAGCCAACGAAAAGCAGCGTAAGAGCTATCTCAGTCTGTCCAATCAGATGAACGGCTTTATGCGAAACATGGCAAAGTTGGTTTCGTTGAAAGCAATTGCTGATTATCTTGGCAACGCTGTTGCGAAGTTTAACGATTTCTACGAAGCGGCTAATATGTTTGGCGTATCGATGGGTGACATGACAAACGAAGCGAGCGGTTTCATTGACAAGATGGAACAATTGCTTGGAATCGACCCGTCAGAAGCCATGAACGCTATGGCGAACATTTATAGCATGACAAAGAGTTTCGGACTTGCAAAAGAGCAAGCATATACTTTGTCTAAAAGCCTTACCCAGTTAGGCTATGACCTTTCTTCGCTGAAAAATATTCCTATTTCGCAAGCGTTTACGAAGATTCGTTCGGCTATGGCTGGCGAACTTGAGCCAATGCTTCAGCTTGGCGTTGATATTTCTCAAGCGAGACTTCAGCAAGAACTTCTTGCGCTTGGCTTTAATAAGCAGGTTTCCACGCTTTCTCAGGCAGATAAAGCTACCTTGAGATACATTGCAATTTTAAAGCAGACCACCGATGCACAAGGCGATTTTGCTCGGACGCTCTCCAGTCCTGCGAATATGATTCGCGTTCTGAAAGCACAGTTGTCTGGTCTTGCGCGAGATGTCGGCTCTTTGCTTTACCCTGCTTTGAAATCCATTCTTCCTCCTCTGATTGCGGCAGTTGAACTTATCCGGGAGTTCGTTCAGTGGGTGGCAAAGCTGATGGGCGTAAAAGTCGTGCTCACTGACTTTGCCAAAAGTGCTGACAGTGTTGGCGGCATCGGTGACGCAATGGACGAAACAACCGATTCGACAAAGAAAGCCGCCAAAGCCCTCAAGGACTACACGATGGGTTTTGATGAATTAAACATCATTGACCCCTCGCAAAACTCCGGCTCGTCCGGCTCCGGCAGCGGCGCATCTGCTGGCAACATCTTAGGTGATGTAGACTTGTCCGGCTACGATATGTTCAAGAACTATGTCGGCAACGCTGTGGATGAAATCAAGGAAAAACTTCGCAAACTTGCTCCTATTGTTGCTGCTATCGGCGCTGGTTTTGCCGCATGGACTATCGGGAATGCGCTTCTTACTGCGTTAAAAGACACTCATGATTGGGCGTACAAGCTCGGCAAAATCGTTGGTGGTCTTAATCCAGAGCTACTTTTGGTAGCCGGAACGGTGGCTCTTATCGTTGGCCGATTTGTTCAGCTTTATCAAAACAGCGAAAATTTCCGGCAAGGTTTAGTCCGTATCAAAGATTTGATTTACCTTGCGGGTCTTGGGTTTACGCAAGGCTGGAATATTTCTTTGACTGATGGGAAACTTGGCGAGTCTATCAAATGGCTAAAAGAAGCTCTTTCCGATCTCGGCCAGGCGATTTGGAATTTAATTCCTGAGGAATGGCAAGGGAAAATCTCTACCGCATTTGAGACTATACAAAAAGTCGTCAAAGACCTCGACCTCGATTTGGGAGATTTGGTCATGACGCTTATTGGAATCGGGCTAACCATTAGTGGCCATCCTGTTGCTGGTCTTGCGGTTCTTGGTTTTGAGGCTGTTTCTGTTGCCGTGCGCAGCCTTGGCAGTGAAAGTGAAGCGGAAGCGTTTCAGCTGAAATCTGATTGGCACGATGCTTTCGTGAATTTTGGCAAGATTGCAGCCGAAACGGTGGCCGACATCATAACTGCCCTCGGAAATCTTATCAATGATTTTGCGATTCTTATCGGATGGATTCAGAACGGCGTTTCTGAAACGGAAATGCTCGACATCCAAATGAATGGCAATTTTCTTGAAGGAGCCGTTGCAGCACTTGCTCAGGTCATCCACAACATGGGCGTCTTTATTGGGTGGATTACAAAAGGTGTTGACGAGTCCGACCGTCTTGCTATTGCCGCTAACGGGAATTTTGCAGAAAAGTTCGTTCTCTTGATTGCCGATGTAATCAACGGAATCAAAGACGCTGTTGAGTGGTTCGGAAAGTTTGTTGATAAAGTGTCCAAATTTAATCCTATCAGCGTTGGTAAGAATATTATTGATGGTATTGCAAAAGGCATTACCGGGAACAAAAACGTCTCCAACGATGCCGCAAAAGAGCTTACTGATGGGATAAAAAAAGAGACGCAAGATGAACTTGATATTCACTCTCCCTCTAAGTGGTTTAAAGGGATTGGCAGCTACATTGTTCAAGGCCTTGCAAACGGCATCACTGGCTCCCTCGGTTATGTCAACGATGCTATGAATAAACTCGTAGACGCCACCAAGGTCAAAGGCGAAGAGATGGCGAACTATGGCATTGACTGCGGCACAAGCTACGTCAACGGAATCATTTCCGGGCTAGACTCTAAGTGGGCCGAACTCGATAACAACCTCAAGACCAACTTCTTCGGTACGGTGCAAACTTTCATTCAGGCCGCGCAGAGTGGCGACTGGAAAACAGTCGGCACTACTATTGCTGCTTCCATCTGGGGCGCTATGGGCGATGAGCAGCGTAAACGCGTCAAGTCCGTTGCAAGCGATTTGCTTGGCAGACTGAGCAAAGAATTGAAAAGCCAAGCTTCTTCCCTGCTGAATACAGCCGCTACCATTGGCAAAAATCTGGTGAGCGCACTGACTCAGAATTTTGGCGCTGCCACACAAAATACGGCGAAGATGGTCGAGAACATTACCAGCGTGTTCACTAAATCGAAGACTCCGCTCTCGACCGCAGCGCTTGCAATCAGTAAAGGCTTGTCTGGTGGCTTACTGAGCCAGTTCCCGAAGATGCTTGCTGGTGTAGCTGGTTTGATTACTACGATTGGCGGCGCTTTTACCGCCATGCTGGAAGCGATCGGTGGCACGTTGTCCGTGCTTGGCATTCCTACTGGCTTTGCAATGGTTGCCGGTGGCGTGGCGATTGCCGCTGCTATCGCAGGAATTATTGGCAGTATCAGCCGTTCTAACTATAGCGACAGCTCTCAGTATGCTGGCACATCCAGTTATGATTCTACCTATGGGTCTGGTTCGTATAGTGGCACCTATTCTGCCGCAAGTGGAAACTCCGAAGAGATGAGGGATGCTGTGTACAATGGCTGCTACAATGCATTCCTCGATATATGGCAGCGCTACGGAGAAGAAATTTCTGATGGCAGGGACGTGAAAGTTTACCTTGATGGCAAGCAGCTCACTGCTTCCGTTGAAAAAACGCAGAAAGAACGTGGCATGTCCATTATGGGTACCGAAGTTTACTCTTACTAAGAAAGGATGGTTCAGATGGCCAATATTCCTGCACTGGTTACGGTGAACAGCGTAGAGCTACCGGAACCGTCCTCTTACGAGGGAACGACTAGCACGATCGTGGACTCTGGGCGAAATGTTCAGGGCAAGGTTGTTGGTTCTGTCGTGCGGCATGATGTGGCAAAGGTCTCCATGTCTTGGAACTACCTCACCGCACGGCAGTGGGCCGACATCTTGAGTCTTTTCACTACGAATTTTTACTGCACTGTTAAATTCTATAACCAAGCCACAGCCGGTTATACCACCCGTCAGATGTACGTCTCCGACCGCACCGGCGGCATGTGGCGTAGAGGGCCTAAGACCGGTGGCGTGATGGGATGGACAGGGTGCAAACTTTCTCTTGTGGAGGTATGATACATGGTTGAAGTCTCCGATAAGTGGAAAGAGAAATTTAATGAAACCCTTGTTCCAGAATCTTTTGTAGAGATTACCTGCGGAATCACTGAACCTGGCATCAATAAAAAAGCTACCATCGTCACGTCATCGGCGGCCCCGTTCTCCACCTTTCACAATATTGCGCTTTCTGATAACGCTTCCATTTCGAGATATTCCACAGGAGAGCCCAATCTCACTGTTCTTGATGGAAGCTGTAGCATCGTTCCTTCTTCTCCTCCGTATGGAACTACTGGTTTTTTGAGCGCCGAGATTTTTGACGATTCAAGTCACCCTGTTATTCGGCTTGAGCTTCCGAGCGAAAACAAATCTTCGATTCCCGGTGTTTCAATTTGCTGGTCTACAGCGTTTAACGAATACGCTACAGATTTTTCGGTCAGCGCATATCTTGGGGCCAAAAAGTTGAAAACCGTGACTGTGAACGGAAACAAATCCATTCGTTCTGACGTTGAAGTAGAACTTTCCGGGTTTGATGCTGTAGAGCTAGAGGTGCTGAAGTGGTGTCTCCCCGACCGAAGAGTAAGGGTCGAGCAAGTGAAAATCGGAAGGTATCTGGTGTTTGACAAGACCAAAATCTTGTCCTACAGCCATTCTTCTGCAAGAGACCCTATCTCCGGGCAGCTTTCTCAGGAGTCGATTTCCTTTAGTTTAGACAACAGTGACCGCACATGGGACTCCGTAAACCCTCAAGGGATTTACAAGTACATCTATGAGCGCCAGCCTGTCACCGTTCGTTATGGAATGGATGTTGACGGAAAGACTGAATGGGTGAGCGGAGGAATGTTCTTCCTGTCGGAGTGGAGCGTCCCTGCCAACAGTATTGAGGCGTCCTTTCAGGCGCGAGACGCTTTCCTGTATCTATCCAGCACGAAGTACACCGGAAGAAAATACGGCACGCTTTATGAGATGTGCTACGATGCCTTGGAGCTGTTGGAAGCGGATGAAATTACCTTCGATATTTCGGATGAGCTGAAAGATTACTCCACCGACATTACAAGCGATGAGTCTACTTATCACAATTCCGATATTTTGCAGCTTGCGGCAAACGCTGCTGGAATGGCTTTGTACCAGACTCGTGATGGCGTGATAAAAATTAACAGAGTCTACGGAGCCGATACATCCAATCCCGTGTTGGACATTCCAGTACTGAACAATTATTCTTGGCCGGAAATCACCTTTGCTCAAAATATGCTCAACGTGGTGACCACCGCAGGTGGCGTTACCTACGCTTATCCCGAAAGCCCTTCGGGCAAAGGCGTGAGCCAGACTCTGAGCAATGTTATGCTTACAAAGGACATCCTTGCAAAATCCAGGAATGCCCTTACAGAGTCTTATGGAGTCCTTTCCAACCGCCGCAAGGCTTCTCTCACATATCGGGCAAGCCCTACTATTGACGCCCTTGATATGGTAAAGATTCACCATCAGTTCAATTACGATGCTGTCTTGCTGGCGACCAATGTGAAGTATACTTTCAATGGGTGTTTCAAAGGTACTGTAGAGGGGTACATGATGGCAGATGCTCAGGCTATGTCTCTTGACCATACCAGCGAACAGCTCGATTGGGGCGAGTCCGTTATTTTGTCTGCCACCCTCTCCCCTGCTTCTATTGACTCTCCTAAAATCAACTGGGCAGCTTCTCCCGAAGGAATCGTCTCCCTTCACGTTCTGACGAATGCAGAAGGAAAATCCACCTGCCAAGTCAAGTGGAACTCTCCGGGCAAGGCTGTTGTCACAGCTTCAGCAGGCGGCGTCTCCGCAGAATGTTCCTTCGCTACGGCGTCGTACAATCTGTTTGATGTTGCGGAAGGCAGCACCGTTCTTATGAATGAGGGTGGCAACGTGGCCGAGTTCATCGTTGCAAAACATGACTACGAAAGCGAGCTGAATGGAGCCGGGCGAACTCTTCTGGTTCGAAAACACTACGCGGCTATCATGGCTTGGAGCTCTACATGGTCTACTTACGCCAGCAGCAGCGTAAACAGCTGGCTCAACGGAGAGTACTTCAACTCGTTCAGCTCCGCCCAGAAGCAAGCTATCGACAAGACGACTATCTATTATACTCCCGGTTTTTCTGACTCTTATTGCAATTCTGGCAGTAGCAAAGTGACTACGATGGCAAAAAGCATTTTTCTGCTTTCTCACCACGAGTTTGGATACGACACGGAAGGCTCTGATGCTCCGAATTGGACAACTAGCAGCCCGAGCTATAAGCACAACGAGGGCACTCCCCTGCAAAATGCATCTGGAATCCTGAAAACGATGCTTGCCTCTGACATGGAGGGCTCCAGCAGAGGACGATCTATTTGGACGAGAACTCCTTACCTGTACTCGCTTCAGATGCTTCGTGATATTGCTGGCACAAGTTCAAGCGCCAACAAGTACTGGCGGCCTCTGTTGGTCAGCAAACTTGTAAATGCATACGCCGTGTATGATTCTACGTTACAAGTGAATACCAATGCAGAGACAATTTCCTACGCCACCAATGATGAAACCCCTCGTAAGTACGATAATGTTGTTCACCCTGCATTTACCGTCCCAAAGTCTCTTGCTATTGATGCTGAGGGAAAACTGATTTTTTAAGAGGCGAAATATGGCAACATGGATAACCGACCGAACGCAGGCGGATATAGACCGGGTCAAAGAGCTGACCGCAAAGGCAAGAACCGGCACATGGACAGAAGAGGAGCAGCAAGAATGGGCTTCTGGAATGAAAGGTGCGCTCAGCTACACCGATTACAACCGCATTGAAAGCGGCATGAAAGAGCTTGCTGGTATCGTTGGCGCACCTTATTCTGCAAGGATTGTACAGCAAAACATTCAAGTTGTTACTGCGAAAAATGAAAGCGGCGACATTCCTTCGTGGGACACTTATCCCGCCAAGTACGAGTTCTTCATGCCGCTGACTGCCAAGAAAGCGGGCCTGCTGCTCCGCTCGCTGGAATTCCGCGTCAAGGGCTATGTGCCGGGTACGATGCGCACCGTCCTGCGCAAATACGGCTCCACGACCGCCCTAGTGGATAAGTTCATCGACATTATCCGCGGCTACAACGACGTGGTGTTGGACATGGACGATTTCCCGCTGGAAAAGGGCGTCGAATACCAGCTTTATTTCGCCGCCTCCAACAACTTCTACCCGCCCTCTGTCGAGCCCTCGTGGGTCGTCGCAAACGACTACGCCAACATTACAAATGGAAGCGCTTATTACGGCGACGACAGCAAGCTTATTTTTTCAGGAACAATCGGTTTAACTGTGCCTGTGGAAGCTGGTTGGACAATCAATGATTATCTGACCATTGCGGATGCCACTCGGTGGATTGATAACGTGAAAGCCATTCGTTCCAAATGCAGCGGCAAAAGTTCTACCCCGGGAGTTCCCGAGGCGCTGAGTTATCATTTTGCGGTTATCAATCAAGTAGAAAAAGTTTTGTCTGACATTGAAGCGATGGCAAAGGACCATTTACTTTATTGTTCAGATACAATATGCGGAGGTGAACCCTATTATGCATTTTGTTGACCGAAAAGCAAAATATCCCGGGCGTTGGACTATGATGAAATCTGATGGCACATCAGAAATCATCACTTTGATTCGTAATGATGAACCTGTTGTCGAGGGTACTCCAATGAACGCCGACACCCTCAACACTTTGAGTGATGTTGCAGGGGCTGACATTGCAAAGGAAAAGGCAGAAGCCGCCGCAACCGATGCGTCAACCGCAAAAGACGCTGCTGAGTTAGCCGCAAACTCTGCAACCGCAAGCAGAGACGCTGCGGCCTCATCCGCAGAAGAAGCAAAAAAAAGCGCCGACAAGGCGGCTGCTGTAGTGAGTACCGACCCCACCCTCACCATCTCGGGCGCTCCCGCAGACGCCAAAGCCACCGGCGACCGTATCAACGCTATCAAAATCGAGACCGACAAGACCCTCACCATCTCCGGCGCTGCTGCGGACGCTGCGGCTGTAGGCAGCATCGTACTGCCCCGGGTGGTGGTGCAGACGGAAGCGGGAAGCACCGTCACCGCAGTCAGCGGGGACAAAAAGGTAACTGGCACGGCCACCGACGGCAGCTTTTCTGCGGCCCTGCCCCACGACGGCGAGTGGGAGGTCACCGCCACGCTCGGCACCGGCGTGGCCACGGAGACAATGCAGGCGGAGTATTGCCGCACCAAGACCCTTACCCTGACCTACTACACCCTGACCGTCACGGTTAAGGCGGGCAGCACCGTCACCGCCCAGTGCGGGGACAAGACCGTCTCCGGCACGGTGCCGGAGAGCGGCAGCATCAAGCTGTATCTGCCCATCGCTGGCACGTGGACGGTAACGGCCACGTTGGGCGACGAGACCGCCGAGGGCAGCTTGGAGGTGAGCGAGTACAAGGACTATCCCCTTGAACTTGCATACACCCACATCTACGGCGCAAGCTGGGACGGCACCAGCACCACCAAGTGGAGCCGCACCGACGAGGCGGCAGACTTTACCGACCCGGTGCCTTACGTCGCGGGCGCAAGCAGCTATGGCAGTCCCTTTGACAACTTACAGCCCTGGGCGGGCATGGTAAAGAGCGAGCGCACCGGCGGCACGATGGTCAGCATCCCGAAATTTTGGTACAAGCTGACCCAAAACGGCAGGGGCATGAGCATTCAGATCGCCGACCGCGCGGTGGAGGGCTACAGCGTCAGCCCCGCCCACATGGACAGAGGCGACGGTCACGGTGAGCGGGACGTGGTGTACATCGGCAGATACCACTGCAACGGCACCTATAAGAGCGGCACCGGCAGCCCCAGGGCGAACATGACCCGCTCTTCGGCCCGCTCCGGCATCCACAATCTCGGCTCAACCATCTGGCAGAGCGATTTTGCCATGCGGTTTACGCTCTGGCTGCTGTACATCGTCGAGTTTGCCGATTGGAACAGTCAGGCGAAAATCGGCTATGGATGCGGCAACAACAGCTCTCCGCAGTCGATGGGCTACACCGACAGTATGCCGTACCACACCGGTACGACCCAGAGCAGCCGCACCGCCTATGGCTACGGGACGCAGTACCGCAACATCGAGGGCCTGTGGGATAACGTGTTGGACTGGTGCGATGGCTGCTACAACAACAGCGACGGCCTGAACATCATCCTGAACCCCTCCAAGTTCAGCGACAGCAGCAATGGCACCGCGGTGGGCGTCCCGTCCAATGGCTGGCCGTCCGCATTCAAGGTCAAGGCAAACGGCGGCTTCCCGGTGTTTATCCCCACATCCGCGTCCGGTAGTGACGCAACGTACTCGTGCGATTGCTGGTACTTCAGCTCGTCGAGCCCGTGCCTCTGCGTCGGTGGTTACTGTGGCCACAGCTCCGGCTATGGTTTGTTCTGCGTCTACTACAACGGCGCGTCGGACTATGACGGGTACGTCGGCTGCCGCCTCCAAGAACTCCCCAACGGGGGAGTCTGAGGGGGCCGCAGCCCCCGCAGATAACCGCGCCGTAAGGCGCTGAACTTTATAAGGGACTGTCTGTGCATTGCCGGTGTTTTTTTGTTCTCAGGCCTCGTGCGATAACTGGAACTTCAGCTCGTCGAACCCGTGCCTCTACGTCGGTGGTAACTATAGCCACAGCTCCAACTATGGTTTGTTCTACGTCAACTACAACAGCGCGTCGGACTATAACGGGTACATCGGCTGCCGCTTCCTTTTTTGATATTTCCAACCTCACATATCCTTGGCACAGACAGCCGCACACCTCATGGTGAAGATAGGCGTTTTGGGAGCGGGCTAGTACACCCCGCAAGGGGCGCTGGAACGTCCGTACAGCTAAAAGGAGGTATCCCAATGAAAAGGGCTGGAAAGCTCTTTGATACGCTAATATCAGATGATAATTTGTTGCTTGCCATCGACGAAGTGAACCGCACCCACCATTGGTGCAAGGGCCACCGCCCCAACACCTGCACGGCGTGGGTGGAGGAAACCAAAGCGGAGCGGGTAAAAGACCTGCGCCGTATGCTCATCAAGGGCTTCGAGCCGAAACCGCCCCATGTCTCCCAGCGCTGGGATACCAGCGCCCGGAAGTGGCGAACCATCAGCGAACCGGCGCAGTGGCCGGACCAGTATGTGCATCACGCCCTTATTCAGGCGCTGCAGCCGAAGATGATGCAGGGCATGGATTTTTACTGCTGCGGAAGCATCCGGGAGCGCGGGCCGCACCGGGAAAAGAACGCCATCCAGCGATGGATGAAGTACGACCGCAAGGGGACGAAGTACGAGTTTTGCGGCGACATCCGCCACTTCTACGACAGTCTGACCCCGGAAGTCGTCATGGCCCGGATGCGGCAGCTCTACAAGGACTGCCGTGTCCTCGACCTCATCCGACGCATCATCCGGGACGGCATCCAGCTTGGCACCTACACGTCTCAGTGGCTTGCAAACGCTGTGTTGCAGCCCCTTGACCGGCTCATCCGGGAGAGCGGCTATTGCAAGCACTACGCCCGGTACATGGACAACATGACGGCATTCGGCCCCAACAAGCGAAAGCTGCGGAAGCTCCGCATCCTTGTGGAGGACTGGCTGAACGCTCACGACCTGAAGCTCAAGGGCGACTGGCAGGTGTTCCCGGTGGCAAAGAGGCAGCCGAAGACGCCCTTTGCCCCGCCCCGGCGCGGCTTTGCGCGGGCGAAAGGACGGCTGCCGGACGCTGTAGGCTACCGGTACGGGAGAGGTTACACCATCCCCCGCAAGCGGAATCTGCTGCACATCAAGCGGGCGCTGGCACGGTATCGCAAGCGCAGGCGGCAGGGGAGGCCCATCACGCCCAGAGCGGCAGCAAGTCTGCTCTCGCGTCTCGGGCAGCTCCGGCACTGCAACAATTATCATCTCTATCAATGGCTGTTTCGGGGAGAGCGGGTCGTCCGCGACCTGAAGCACGTCGTCCGAGAGCATCGGAGAAAGGAGAACCTGACGTGGACTATGTTTTTGGCACAAAGGGCGGCGCAGAGGTCCTCAAGACCGTCGGCGACGCTCACACCAGCCTGACCGGCTATCACCAGATCGAGCGGGAGTATCCCGACCAGACCATCACCGACAGCTTCCGCGTTGTCCGCAAGCTGCGCAGCGCGGAGGATGCGGAGGGGCGCTGCTATGACTGGTACGAGATCGACCGCCACTACCGGATGACCGACAAGACCGGCCCTTTGGCAGAGCAGGCGGCGAAGACCGCTGCGGAGATGGAAGATGCCCTGTGTGAGCAGGACATGGAATCACAGGAGCGGCTGGCGACTATCGAGGACTCGCTGTGCGAGCTGGATGCCGCCGTCAACAAGTAAGGAGGACATCAAAATGGACAAAATCTGGGCAAACAGATTGATTGCCGGTACCAAGACCTGGGCAGAGATGCCCGCAAGCCGCCGCCCTGGGGTCAAGCGAGAGCTGGCCAAGCGGGTGGACAAGGGGGAGGTCAGTGAAGAGGATTATAAGCGCATCACCGGGGAGGACTACTACAATGGATAAACTGCTGGAGCTGCTGGAAAAGCTGGTGCGGGTGCTTTTTGGCCCCGGGGACAAGCAGGATGCCGAAGAGGCAAAGCCCGCACTGGGGCCTCACGAACCCCCCGGGGCAGAGGCTGTAACCGGCTGGGAGGGCGCCCCGCCCTATCGCTTTGTGGACGTGAGCCGGTATCAGGGCCTTATCGACTGGGCGCAGGTGGCTGCGGCAGGCTACAAGGGGGCAATGCTCAAGACCGTGAGCACCAATCACAAGCTCTCCAAGCGGGCAGACGGCCTGTACATCGACCCCACCTTCGAGACCAACTACCGCAACGCCCGGGCTGCCGGGCTGGACTTGGGCGTCTACTACTACACCTACGCCACCAGCGAGGCGATGGCCGATGCAGAGCTTGCCCTGCTGCGGCAGGCGGTGTACGACAAGGAGTTTTCTCTCCCCATCTGCGTGGACGTGGAGGAAAACAAGCTCAAGCAGCTGTCCACGCTTGACCTGTCCAATCTCACCGCCTATGCGCTGGAACAGGTAGAAAAGATGGGCTTTTACGCCCAGCTGTACACCTACACCGGTTACAAGTATGAGCTGGACATGGCTCGGCTGTCCTCTCGGTGGGACGTCTGGCTTGCCGACTACACCGGCAAGACCCCCAAGGTCGATTTTGCCTACAACGCCCACCAGCACACCAGCAAGGGCAGCGTGCCTGGCATCACGGGCAACGTAGACCTCAACGTGACCACCATCAACTACCCCTGTATTATCCGCAAGAAGGGCCTGACCCGTCTCCGGGAGGGCAAATGACCGAAAAAGAAGCTTTGCTGTGGGTACTGGGCATCCTGGGCAGCCTGTGCGCTGCAGCCATCACCATCGACAAGGTGCTGGAAATCATCCACAAGTACATCAAAAAGGCGCAGGAGCCGGACAACGTGCAGAACAAGCGGCTGGATGAGATGGACAAGCGCATCGGCACCTTGGAGCAGGGCCAGCTTCAGCACACACAAGCCCTTGCCCGTGACCAGCGCCGCTTTGACGAAATCGACGAGGTGAGCCGTCTGACCCTCGACGGGGTGCGCAATCTGCTGGACGCGCAGCTGTCCGGCAACAATCGCGAGGGGATGCAGAAGAGCCGCGCCGACATCGACAACTATCTGTTAAAAGGAGTGACCAATCATGGAAGCACTGGCAACTAAGCTTTTTGACCTTATCCCTGCCCCGGTGGCGGCAGTGCTGATGCTGGGGGGCGTGATCTTTTACGCTCTGGGCTGCATCCGGCTGGGCTACGGCGCAGCGGTAAAGCCGCTGGTGCTGGACCTCATCGAGAGGGCTGAGCAGGAAATCCAGGGGACAAAGCGCGGCGCAGAGCGCAAGGCGTGGGTCGTCAAGATGCTCCGGGCCGCTCTGAGCGCCAGCAAATACGGCAAGCTCATCAGCTGGGCCATCACCGATGAGACCACCGGGCGGGTGATCCAGTTTTTCTTTGACCGCATGAAGGCGGCACTGAGTAAGGAGTAAGACTATGAGCAGCACTACATATTCCCAAAAGTGGCCCAAAACGGCCATTTTAGCAAATGAGTTCAACTTTTTAGCTGTTAAAAGTCGAACTCATTGCGATTTTAGTAACGTCAACAAAATGGTGACGTTTTGTCACCGTTTCGCCGTGCTTGGCACTATGGTGCGCAACGCCGGACAGCTCCCGCAGCCCTTCTGGCTCGGTGCTGCCTGTGGCGGCGGCTCGTGTAGTGCTGCCCGCTGCGCTGCAAGGACTTGACCGACAGCAAATGACCGCCGCCATCAAAAACGCACCGCTTGGGAGGGTAGACCGTAAGATAGCCTTACTGCGGTACGTTGAGCGGCTTCCGCTGCCGGACATTGCAGCGCAGACTCATTACAGCCGGACGGCGATAGGCTACCGGCTAAAAGGCATTGAAAAAATGTTAAATGTGTGATATAATATTTTTACGAGCTGAGTGTATGTAGGACGCATGTTTAAGGCTGATTCTACAAACGCAACAAAGCGGCAGGCTATTCCAGAGCTTGCCGCTTTTCTTTTTGCACGAATTGTGGTATAATAATCTCAATAAATCCGCCCGGCCTCTCGAAGAAGCGCATTAGGGCGGATGTCTGAACCCGTTAAGCCTCTCAACGATGCGTATCATGGCGGGTCTTTAAGGCTATGTAGCTCAGTTGGTAGAGCAGGGCGCACCCCGTCTATTGCGCTGGTTCAATTCCAGCCATAGCAAGTCCGAAAATGCTTGAACGGTTTTGAATAGTGCGCATACGTCAAAATTGCGATAGCAGAAGTAGGCATTTTTGATGATACAGTCTCCCGCCTGCCTACTTGCAGTGCGTACCATGCGGGAGACGCAATTTTGCCACTTCGGTGGCAGAGCGATTACTCGCTCACTTATAATCCATCAGCTTTAGGCTGGTGGATTTTGTTTTATTCTTACTAGTTTTGTCGAAAGCATTGCCATATATTGGATGATGTGGTATCTTAGCATTGCACTCCAATGTGTGCATCCTTACAGTTAAGCGCTCATGCGGATTTTTCCGTGTGGGCGCTTTTCTTTTACCCTTGCAACTCTTCTACTGATACGTTGCAGGCCACAGCAATTTTCTTGAGCGTGGTCATCCGGATAGGTTTTCTGGCTTCTGCGTGTTGGATGGTCGCGGTAGACAACCCGGTCTTCTCCGACAGCGCACGAATGGTCAGCCCGGCGTTTTCCCGAGCGGCTTTGATTTTTACGGCAGACACCCCGAGTGTCTTGTAATCGGGCGACATATACCCGATTTGGAACATGCCCTGCTGCTGCAACGGCAATGCTTTGAGCGCAAAGCTGTTATCCACGTCCTCAAGGTCTACATCCTTCAGGACGTAAGCGCAGGCGTTGTCAAGCTCCGGGGTCATCTTGTGGAGCTTATGTGCCAGCGTAATTTTCATCATCACGCCACGCACGGGGAATCTCGTTGCGTTGTCAAGGTCTGCCTGATTTACATGGTCAGGGGTGCAGGCTTCGTCCAGCAAGCGGTACAGCTTGCCCAGATTACGGATGGTGTTGTTTTCCATATTCGTTTCCTCCGTTCATTTTCTTTGTACTGATTATACCACAAAACTAATACAGTTGATACAGGCATAGTCACCAAACTCTGCCTTACTTTTTTGTCTATTTTGTATTAGTTGTATTAGTTTTAATCAAGCTTTTTGTCCTTCGTTGGTCGTTCGTTGTCTCTCGTTTCGGGCGCTTGCGGTACACTGAGTGCAATAGGAGGGATGAACCATGAGCTATTACCCAACACCCGGAGCGCCCTACGTTCCGCAGCAGCCTGTCAATCCTTATGGTGGCATGGGCACGGTAGGACTTGCCACTTCCCTGCCAAACGCACAGATGCAACAGGCACAACCGCAGCGTCCGCAGCCGATGAATGGGCAACAGCCCGTTCAGCAGTCGGCACAAGACGGTGGTTGGCTGCTGGGCAGACCTGTTTCCAGCAGGGAGGAGTTTTTGGCGATACCGTCTGACCTGTACGGCAGACCGACCTACTGCCCGGACTTGCGCAGCGGTGTGATCTACTGCAAGCGACTGAACCCGGACACCTGTGAATCCTATGTGCAGGAGTTTTACAGCCCGGAAGCGTGGCGGCAGATACAGGCGCAACAGGCACAGCAGACCGCTGCACCGACACAGCAGTATGTGCCTGTTGAAGAGTATAACGCCCTCGTCCACAGGCTGGATGAACTGGAAAAGTGGCAGAAGAGCTTTTCAAAGCCCGCTGCCGCTGCAAAGAAAGGAGAATAACAATGTCCTCTCCGTTTGATGTGATTACGCACAGCCCCATCATGCAGCTTGCGAACCTTGCCCGTGCCGGACAGAACCCGATGGGGCTTATCCAGCAGTTGAGCGGGCAGAACGCACCCATCATGCAAGGCTTGAACCTGATTCAGGGCAAAAACGAAACGCAGCTCCGAACGATGGCGCAGAACCTCGCCAAAGAGCGTGGCATCGACCTGAATCAGCTGGCAAGCGCTCTGAACCTGACGCTGCCCCGGTAAAGCATCCCTCTAAGCGAAACGCTTCTCAGTTTTGCGGACTTGATAAAAACCGCTTTTGTTTGGCTTCGCCCACCGCACACGGCGGTGGGATGGCATAACGCAAAACTGAAAGGAGTTTTGTTATGGACGATTTTGCAACTGGTTATCTGGCTGGGCAGGACGGTGGCAATAACAACGGCGGATTTTTCGGCAACGAAGGTCTGTGGGCGGTTATCATCCTCGCCATCATCTTCGGCTGGGGTACAAACGGCTACGGTCGAAACGGTGGTGACAACGGCATGAACAGCTACATCCCCTATCTGGTCGGCACTGGCGCAACTGGTCAGGGTGGCGCAGATACTCGTGCGGCTCTGTCTGAAGGCTTCTACCAGCAGGACACTTCCCGTTCTCTGGCTGGCATTCAGAGCGGTATCTGCTCTCTGGGCTATGACCAGCTGGCGCAGATAAACGGAGTCAACGCCAACATCGCAAACGGCTTTGCGGGCGTGAACAGCGCCATCTGTCAGCTCGGCTACCAGAACGCACAGCTCGTGAACGGTCTGGAACGCAGCGTGTCCAACGGCGACAACGCCATCAGCCTCGCCATCATGCAGGAGGGCAACGCACGGCAGGCGGGTCAGACCGCACTTTCCACGCAGCTTGCATCTTGCTGCTGCGAGAACAAGCAGCTCATCGGCGACCTGAAGTACACCATTGCACAGCAGGACTGCGCTACCCGTCAGGCTATCGCAGACAACGCCCGTGCCATCGTGGACAACTGCAACGCCAATTTCCGCAGCATGATGGACTACTTCACGCAGGATAAGATTGCCACTCTGACCGCTGAGAACCAGAACCTGAAGTTCGCTGCTTCTCAGGATCGTCAGAATGCGCTTCTGACCACTGTGATGTCCCAGCAGACCGATACCATCCTGAACCGGGTCAATCCTCGTCCGATTCCCGCTTATCAGGTGGCAAACCCCAACGTGGGCGTGAACTGCTGCGGCTGCTGCTAACCTACACACTCCCCGATAACACCGGGTGAACCATCGGGGCAGGGGTAAGACACCTCTGCCCCTGATTTTTTAGGAGGAAAACATTATGGCTTGCAAAACAAGCTGCAAACTCTGCCCGCACTTGGTCATCAGTCAGGCGGTCACGTTTGCCAACGACACGCTGACCATCAATATCCCTGCTGGCGCATACCAGAACGGAGAGAAGTATTGTATCGTGGTTGCTCAGAGCTTGCCGGACACGACTACCATCAACGCCCCTGTGGTCATTACCATAGGTGCAGGCACGACCGCATACCCTCTGACCGACTGCAACTGCGCTCAGGCGACCGCCGAGAGCATCCACACCCGCACCCGCTACGCTACCCGTGTGGCAACGTCTGCGACCGGCACCGGCACGTTTAAGTATCTTGGCTGCTTCTGCCGCTCCCACGCCGGTGCGCCCGCGTCCATTTCCTAAGGAGGTATTAGATTATGGGCAAGACTAATTTTCGCCGCATGATGATGCTCCGCGACCACGACAAAGACCGCGAGCCGGAGCGTGACCGCCTTGAGGAAGAACGTGACCGCAGGGAGCGTGAGCTGGAACGCCGTCTGCGCAAGCTGGAAGATGGCAACGACCGCTATCCTTACTATCCGCAGGAGGAGAACCGCTACATCGACCCCTACCCTATCCCCCGCTACCCTGACGTAGAGTATGGGCGCAAGATGCCGCAGATTGGCTTCTCGCAGAACGGAGACTGGGACAAACGGTCTGGGCAGTATGAGCATGGCGGTGCGGACAGCCGCTCCATCAAGATGCCACGCAAGCACCTCACCCACGATGAAGCAGAGGAATGGTGCGACAGCATGGTGAACGCTGACGGTACGAAAGGCTGTCACTGGACGCTGGAACAGACGCAGGACGTTGCCAAACAGCGCAATATCACCTGTGACCCGAATGATTTCTGGGCTGTCATGAACATGATGTACTCGGATTATTGTCAGGTCGCAAAGCGCCAGTCTGTTGACACTCCGGGCTTCTACGCTGACATGGCAAAGGCGTTCCTTGATGACACGGACGCTGTGGACGGCAAGGCGTATGCCTACTGGGACTGCGTGACAGATAAATAAAATGAAACCCCTGCATAGCTTTATCGGCTATGCAGGGGTTTGTTTTACTTCATATAGTTGGATGGCATGTCTTTCATCAAAAGTAAGACGAGATTTTTGTACCTTGTATGAGCTTCACTGATGACTAATGTCTCTATCATTTTAACATCAGGGAAGTTTGATTCTTTGGCTAATTTTGATAAGACAGTGCCTTCTCCAAGTGTTCCTGTTTCTCTCCAATAATAAATATTTTCGCAAATATCTATTATTTTTTTATCATCCATGTTCATTACAAAATTTTCCATTTCTCCATAAGTCATACTGATACCTCCATAGTGCGTTGTTCGTTACTTTCTTATTCTTCTATTGCTCATGTATTCGGCAAATTCGGAAGCATTCATAGCTTGTTCCTCTTTGCTCCTACACCTGTGTGGTTTGTATGTGCGCATTTTTCTCCCCTCACATAAATTATTTTTCCTTGGTGTAGTACAATTCCATATCTGCCTTGTACATATCAAGTTGTTTTTTGCTATCCATAAGTGTGTTAAAACTAATTCCCGCCGTAAAAGATACGGCAATGGACAAAATCAAGTGCGCTGCAACCCATTTACCAGCAAAGATAAACGGAATCTGAACTGCTACAGCAAAGACATCGAACAAAAGAATGCAAATGCCACGCTTAACCATTTTCTGTAAACGGATAATACTTCCTTCGTAAAATTCCTTCGACCTCATCATACGTCAATCCTCCAAGAAATCCTCCAGTTCAGTTCTTTTCACACAATACGAACTTTACGAGTTCTTCAATTTCTTCCAAATTTACCATTATTTCATACCATCCTGCTGAATGCCCTCTATCGTAAGCGCACCCCCAAATTCTCGCCGCTTTCTTTTCTGAAATCCCAAAACCGACTTCTTCTTGAATTGCCTTATAAATCTCTGCATAGATTTCATCCCTACGCTTCATTTTCTCTTGATTCAGCCGCTTAACTTCATTGTCGTAATCATCGTTGTTCTTTTGCGCTTGTTCTTTGTTCCACTTTACCGACTTATCTTCGTCAAACACAAAATTTGATGGAACTCGCTTGAAACCATAAGGCTTGCGTCCCATATTTTCCATTGCTTCATATTTCTGCCAAATGTCAACCCACACGTCATTCATCTAAGAAATCCTCCAACTCAATCTTCCCGTCTGCCGCCGCAACCGCCAGAGCGTAAACGAACTGTCCAATCGTCATTCCGTGCCGTCTGGCTTCACGGTTGATGTACTTGCGCTCCTCCTCGCTCATAAGGATGGTAATGCGCTTAGAACGCTTGCCGTCACCACTTGCAACGCCCTGATGCGATTCCGGCATCGGGATTTTTTTCTTTGTCAAGCCAGCTTCAGCCAGTGCGCCGGGAATATTGCCCTGTTCAATCAGTCGTTTCGTTTCCTTTGCCTGTTTCAGTTTCTTCGGCTTACCTTCGCCTAATACGTCATCATTTGGCTGTCTTTCGCTGTCTTTGGCTTGCTTCGGCTTAATACTGCTTAATTCCGCTTCACTCGGCTGTGTATGGCTACCTGTGGCATCACTAGGCTTAACTTGCTCCTGTTCGGCTTCGTTCGGCTTTGCTTGGCTCACTTCTTCTTCCTTTGGCTCACTTCGGCTTAATGTCTGTTCCGAAAAAATAGGCTGGAAGTCAAACCCGCCCAACAAGCCGGATGATTTTTTGCTGGTTGATTTCATCTCACAATTCCTCCCATCCATGCACCACAATTTGGGCAATATTTATATCTTGAAATTGCAAACGAAGCATTCGGTCTGTCGATATACCATCCACACCTACTGCAACAAGCACAATCTCTCTCTTCGTCCGTAACAACCCATTCCGCAGAAGGCCTTGCGTCTTCTTCGTTATAAGAATTTATATAATCTATCATCGTGATACATTTTCTGGTTGCTTCTACTTTAGAAGAATTGTTGCCTTTTTGAATATATTCTGAAATCCAGCTTTTGTATGTTTCTTTTAAATTTTCTGCATCAATCAGTCGCATTTTTCTTTCCCCTCTACAATCATCTTCGCCAAAGCCTTAAAGTCCTCTGCGCTGGTGCTCTTTGCCGTGTCCCCGCTAAACAGGCTGTGCCGCTCTGCCTGCGCCTTACGAACGCCCATAGACGGTCTAATCTTTACGCCCAAAAGCCTCGTTCCCATGCTTTCTGCAATCACAGGAAGCTGCTCTACGACCTCTTTGGACAGGTTCTCACGGCTCTTGTACTGGTTTAGAAGCAGACCTTCAATCTTCAAGGTCGGGTTGAAATATCTGCGAACGTCACCGATGGTCTGCGAAAGCTGGCTCAAACCAGCCAGTGCGTAACGGTCTGCTGTGATGGGAACGATGATTCTGTTTGCAGCAATCAGTGCGTTTACAAGCGCAAGACCGAGCTGCGGGGGAGTGTCCAGCACAATGTAATCGTACTGCCCGGACACGCTTTCAAGGGCTTCTCGCAGTCGGAAGTTCTTGCCCATGTCCCGAACAAGCTGCTCGTCAATGTCCTTCAATGCGTTGTCTGACGGCAGAATGTCACCGGCTTCACAGTGCTGGATTCCTTCTTCTACTGTACCTTGCCGGGTCATTACATCAAACAGGGTACACACGTCCTCTGTCTGTGCACCGTAGGTGTCCGTTGCGTTGCACTGGGCATCGCAGTCCACCAGTAACACCTTCTTACCAAGCAACTGTAACGCACCAGCCAGACAGGTGCTTGTGGTGGTCTTTCCTGTGCCGCCCTTTTGGTTGGCGACAGCTATAATTTTTGCCATTTTATCACTCTTTCTTTATTTCATTTTTGCGCCGCAATTTGGACAGTAGTGGTAAAGTTCTGGTGCAGCAGATGCTTGACTAGGGAACTTGCAGTTAGAGCATACCCAAAAAGCATCATCTAAGCAAATACTTTCTATCCAATGACCGGCGGGTCGCAAAGAATCTGTATCGTCTTTCAATTCTCTTAATCTTTCAAGTGCATCTTCTAAAGCAATATTATCGCCTTCTTCAAGAAGTCTGTTTCGGTAATATTCCATCAACGGCGCAACGTCTACGATTTTTTTACTCATGCTTTCTCCTTTCTGCATCATCTGCTCACTCTGACTACTTTTGCATCGCTTCAATGGAATAGAAAGCGGGCATATACTTGTCCACAACGCCCGCCTTGTCAACGCTTCTAATCAGATAGCCAACAGGTCTGTCGGGGAATGGTGTTCTGCTTAAAGACAAGATGTCCTTATACGCTGCCTTCACTGTATCGTAAACCGCTTCTCTGCGTCTCGGCAGCTTGATTTCAGGATGCTCTTTCTTCATCCACTTCTCAACCACTTTTGCCACGTCAACGCAGTCCTGCATTTCCAGCTCGTCACACACAGACCAGTCAAAATCCTCGTATCCGCTTCTGCGGGGCTTTCTGGCGGCTTTTTGAGGTTCATCCAATATTTCGCTTGCCTGAGCTTCAATCAGCGTCTCAGACGCTTTAATTTTGGGCTTGAACTTGACTGCCACAGCCTTTCGCGCCACAAGAACCGGCTCGTAAGTCACAACAATGTCCGACACGGCATTGATTTCATCCACCGCAACGTCAAGCACTCGTTTGCGAAGGTTCTTGTAAACATCATAGCTTGCTTCCATCGCACCGAGCTGTTCTCTCAGTTTTTTCAGACTGATTTCATGCGGCTTGTTGTCCATGTTCATCCAATCCCGAAGAATCGAATAAAGCAGGATGCTGTACTGTGATTTCATCCGTGATGTGTAACGTAGACGATAACGAACATACCCGCTTTCGGCAATATCAAAAAAGATGGGGCGAAGGTCAGGGTTGCAAGTAATTGCCACAACATAAGACCTCGTTTCGGGTACATAGTCCAGTTTTGCCCTTGTGAAAAGGACAAAGCTCTCAAACGTGCCCTTCTCTTTGTCAATGGGAATCGACACCGTATTGCCCAAAAAGTGCTTGATCTGCGGCTCAATCCTTCGTGCATCAAGGCTTTTCAGTCCGAGCAGGTCTCTGTACTCTGCCAACGAGAACTCTACACGGCTGCTGTTTGGGTCTCTCGGATTTATTCTTGACAAGTAAACCTCTAGCAACCGGAGCTCTCCTGCCGTGTAGTCCCTGAACTTTGCCCACACAAGAGATTTGCTTTTTTCAACAAGGTTGTTGTCGGATATTTTTTGCATCTGTTCGCCTCCTTTTCTAGCCTAAAAGCAGTATATCACAGATTGGGGGACAAGTCAATACATTCTGTCCCCCGTGGCTTGTCTTTTTGTCCCCCATAGGGTCGTCAAAACGTCCCCCATGACTTGTCAAAACGTCCCCCATGCTTTGTCATTTCGTCCCCCATCTACATATTATATATTAAACAAGAAATAAACAAGAGGTTAAATATCATCGTTAAATAGGCGATGACGATAATTTTCAACAATTTCTTTATTTTTCCATTCCAGCTTGTGGATAACTCAACCTTCCATTTGCTGAATAAAGTTTTTTCGGCAATGATTAGTCTTATCTAACGTGTACAAAATGTGGATGAGAAACTTTTGAGCCGGTGTTATGGGGGACGGATTGACGGGCTGCTCAATCGCAAACAATAAATTATCGTTAATTCGTTATTTGTTCCACGCAAATGCTGTCGATTTACAGCCTATGGGGGACGGAATGACAAGGTAAATTTGCCCGATAGGTGTACAAAAAGTGGATGAACGTGGACAAAATGTTTCTTAAAAACTTCGATAATTCGACAATCAGCCGCTTATATTATTCGGATTCACGGTATAAGAATCGTTGGACTTCATAGCGGCTTCCGTCCCGGCATCCTGCGCCTGATAAAGAATCTCCATCTTCGGGGCGGTTCCATTCGGGTCTGGGTCTGTTCCGGTAGCTTGCGCTATCTCGTAGTTGCCCGATACCATCCGGCAAACAGAGACCCTGTCCTTCAACGGCGTGTGGAGGTTTGCCAGAACCTCCGTCAGCACACCCATATGGTCTGAGCCGTGATCTCCGTACCGGATATACAACAAGGCATCTATCTCATAGGAAGAACATTCCATCATAGCATCTATGAGAATCTGCCGCTTCTCCAGACCAGGAAGGTCATCTTCCAAATGCTCCAGCAGCCCCGGGTAAATGCAAGCGTCCATGTATCGAGCCGCCGATACACCACAGCAGGTAAACCAGCGCATAGCCGTTGGCAGGGAAATAGCTGCCAGGCCTTGCTCCCAATTGGCGACCGTGCCACGATTTATGCCCATCCGTGCCGCCAGCTTCTGCTGGCTTAGACCAGAGTGCATCCGTGCCATCTCTAATGCTTTGGCCGTTCTTACTAAATATTCATCCATAAATTCACGCCCTTTCAACAAAATTCTGCAAAACTGCCGGATTCGACAAGCCAAAAAATGGAAAAAGCTGCTATGGAGAACCAACAGCAGCCTGTGTTATAACTATATTGTCAAAAAATTCCAAATAGAAAGGAAACACAAAATGAAAGAAACTGCAATCTGGAACCATGAACGTATGCCAATCATCGACGGAATGCCCGCCAGCATTACCGATGGGCAGCCACACACACCTGAACCATGGGAGGAAAGCTAATGAACCGAACTGTAGATGCTCTGATTGTCCCATACGCCCGCAGACGGACGCTGGAGCTTGTCCTGAGCCTTTCTGGGTACGAAGCTGATAAAGATGCTTACCTCGAAGCGAAAGGCATCCTAGAACGTGCCGTAGCCGCCTTAGACGATGGGCGCGACCCGGCAGATAACATCGAACGCATTGACGGACAGCTCGTAGAGCTGTGATTGGAGGAAAAATGGATAGGCGTTGTCCCTTTTGACTTGAACGCTCGTGGCTTCCCCGATGAAAAGTAACGGATGCGAAGAAAACATTCGATTTTTGCAAAGTTGTTCAAATTGTATTGACTATACAACTGAAAGATGTATAATCGTATCAAATGAACAATCGTATTTACTGATCGGGAGGATATGCTGCAATGAGCGAACAAGAAAGAGCTAAGATTGACAGGTTTATCGCATGGCTGTTGGAGCACCCTGATAAGATTCCGGCAGCGGAGCAAGCCTTAGGCCTAGAATAACAGAAAACCCCTTGCGCAGAGCTACACCAGCCCGGCACAAGGGGTTTTTATTTTACCGGGTCAGAACCATTTCTTTTTTCGGTTTCTACGGTAACGATATTTTCTGCTGTTGCCATATAGCACACGGTCATTGCCTTTTAACAAGGCCTGCATGAACCAAAAGCAAAAGGCGCAGCCGCACAACAAGTAATACACGGGCTTACCTCACATCTTCTCGATCAGGTTCATCAGCGCTTCACGCTGCGCTGTCGGCATAGATTCAAGCTTTTTTCTAATCCGTTCCACTGCTGCATCGACTTCACTTTGCGGCTGCTGGGGCGGGTTTTCTTTTTGTTCGCCAGTGAGAAGGTAGTCTACCGATACGTTGAAGTAGGCTGCAATTTTAGAAAGAACCTCTGCGGACAGGCTCTTGGTTCTCCCGGCTTTCAGCTCGGAAAGAAAACTACGGCGAATCCCGATGTTGGCACAAAGAGTTCCGTCTTTGATTCCCTCTTTTTCGCAGAGTGCATGGATGTTGCTGTACAAGTCCGACATAAGAACACTCCCATATTTGTGCAAGTATACAAATGCACAGAATTTTGTACAAAAGAGTTGACTTGTACAGATGCCTGTACTATAATACAGACATGGGCAGTACAGAACACTGTACAATATAAACTCTCTACACCCTTATATTAGTACAGCTTTCCGTACTTGTCAATAGATTTTAGCAAATGGAGGTGGAATTTTGAAAGAAAACTTCCGTTCTGGCTTTGAGCTGGAAGTGAAAATGAAGCTGTTGCAGCGAGGTATGAAGCAAACGGAGCTGATTCAGGCGGTTCAAAGCGATACTGGATTGTTCCTTGATGATTCGTACCTCTACAAGATTCTTCGTGGCGAGCGAAAGCCGGAGAAAATTATCCAGAGCATCTGCAAGATTCTTGAAATCGAGCAGAAGGAGGGCTGAACATGGAACAGATCATCACCTTGAAGGTAGACCTTGAATACCCAGAAGAAGCCAAGTTTGCCATTGACGCTGCGGCCAAGATCTACTCGGATTTCAAGCGTGAACAGGCGACAAGACGTTTTGTAGAAAATGGTTGTACGCCGGAAGATGCAAAGAAAATCGCAAAGTTCATCCAGTTTCTTGACCAGTGTTTTTCTGAACACAATGAAAGAGCCTTAAGAAAGGCAAGTGAAGTGGATGGAAATTAAATACTGTGAGCGCTGCGGTGTCTTTCTTGGCCTTGTAAATCCGTGCAAGAAATACTGTGAAGAATGTAAAATCATTGTTCGCAGAGAACGGCAGGCTTTTATAAAGAAAGGAATCAAGGCTAATTTGGAACCGGCTTTATGCGCTTGGTGCAAGAAGCCAATGGTTCGGAAGGTCTGGTCTCAGAAGTATCACCCTGAATGCGCAGCAGATGCAAACAAGGCTTTGACCAAAAAGTACAAAGCCAAAAAGCAAAAAGAGCTGAATGAGCTAAAAGCATCTGGTGAGTTCAAAATTACTTGGGATGTGCAGGAGCCAGAACGTGCGAGACCTCAAAAGCACGAGCCTCCAAAGTATACCGTGCGACAGATGAACGATGCCGCAAAACGATATGGCATGAGCTACGGCCATTACAGTACTTTACTTGCACAGGGAAAGGTGAAGGCCCCTGATGAACGGTAAATACTGCGGCTAACGGGAAATCCGCTGGCACAGCCGGGAGAAAGACCGTCTAAAACGCATCCAGCGTAAGCAAAGGATGGCAAACGATGAAGAAAGCAGTAAGCAACTTCAACAAAAGCAGTCCGTGGCAGAAGCGCTGGCAAGAGCGTGAACCTTTAAGACTGGAACACATCGAGAAAGAAAGAGTGAACAAAAATGAAAAAAATCAAAGTCAGAATCACATTCACCGAAGCGGTTCTCGGCACATGGCCTAGCAACCAGAACATTGCACGCGAGTTCATCGCCAGCAAGTCCCCGGATGCAAACACCATTGAGGACGAGGTTGCAGCTCTGGGCGCTGATGCTGTGGCAGATAAGGGCATGACCGTGTTCCCTCGCAACGAGAACGGCGAGCCTATCTTGTATGACTACCAAATCAAGGGGTTCTTCAAGGATTCCTGCGGTATGCTGGGTCGTATCGGCGGAAAAACCGAAACTGGCAAGAAGAAAGCTGTCAACGAATCCGGCAAGCTGACGGCCTACAAGAAGGTCATTGATGGGTTGATTTTCGTTCAGCCCCGCATGATTCCCATTAATGTGAACGGCGAGATTACCGAGTGCCAGCGCCCACTCCGCGCACAGACAGCGCAGGGCGAGCGCGTCAGTCTTGCCAACAGCGAGCAGATTCCCGCTGGTTCGACCTGCGAGTTTGAAATCGTTCTTCTGGACGATTCTCACGAGAAGGTTGTGCGTGAATGGCTGGACTACGGCGCTTTGCGTGGCATCGGACAGTGGCGCAACAGTGGGCGCGGGAAGTTTACATACGATATTTTGAACGATTAAGGAAATATCATAAGTGGAAACAATGAGAGAAAAAACGCTAAGACAGGCAAATAAGGAAATCTATTGGGCGTGGAAGTCTATGAAACAACGCACACAGAACCCAAAATGCTCTGCGTATAAAAACTACGGAGCCAGAGGAATACAAGTTTGCAACAAATGGCAGAAGTTTGAGCCTTTTTGCGAATGGGCATTATCGTCTGGATGGGTTAAAGGACTTGATTTAGACCGAATCGATAACAATGGAAACTATTGTCCTGAAAATTGTAGGTGGGCAACTCGTCAAGATAATGTCAACAACCGCAGAATCACAATTGTTTTGACTGTAAATGGAAAATCTTTTCCATGTGCAGAATGGGAAAAAGAAACCGGTATACCGAGAGGATCTCTGAAAGTATGGACTGAAACTAAAGGAAAGGAGTACGCAGAAAATCGTATAAAAGAAGCGCTGAAAGATGGGTACATTCCCAAAAATTATGCCTATTCACACTGCAAACCAATAAAGGATATTAAAACAGGGGGAAAAATACAATTCAATCCGTAGCGCATCTCGTACACTCAAGATTTCTTACAGTAAAATTGCGAGGGACTTAAACTCCGGCAAGGGGCGCTTTTCTTACGAAATCCTGAACTAAGTGCAAAGGCACAGCTTTTCAATGAAAGGCGAAGCAATGGCAAAGTGTGGCTTTGAACCGCGTATCAAAGGCAATGCAAAGGATTGAACAGATACGCAATGGAATTGCATAGACACGATATGATTCGCTCCGCAACGGCACAGCTCGGAATTGCTGATAACAGCATGGCCATGGCACGGCTTTGAGACGTGGCGCAAAGGCAAGGCAAGGAAACACTAGGAGCTGCAAAGAAATAGCATTGAAAGGCAATCTGTAGCGAGGGCGATGCGAAGCGAAGTATGGTGAGGCAATGGCAATGCGATGATTTGATGAGATTTGCAAAGGCATGGCGAAGCAAGGCTCAGACGAGCAATGGAATTGCATGGAACCGATATGAGCGGCACAGCAAAGGCTATGGATGCAAGGCGTAGCTTTGATAAGCAAAGGCAATGCAGGGCAAGGCGAGGCAACGGCAAAGAATAGAAACGATAGGCTAAGGAATTGAGTAGCTAGGAGCAGAAAAGCAAAGGCAAAGCAATTCATCGAGAAGCAACGGCAAAGCATGGTATAGCCGTGATTTGCAATGGCAAAAAATGAAAGGAGACAAGATGAAAGCGTTTATTGAAGTTGCCCTAATGTGGGGCATAGCACTGGCAGTGGTTTTGGCGGTATTTCTGCTGAACTTCTGGATGGTGCATCACATCGGAATTCTGGTAGGAGCATCAGCTGCCCGTGGAATCATCACGGTATCTGTGGCGATGGCTACGGCATGGATACTGAGTTTTGGAGGTAATAAGAGTGAAAAGCCTGAAAGCTAATGTCCTTTGCACGCTTGGAATCGCGTTAGCAATCTTTTCGGTAGGATGTGGCGATGCAATCCAGAAAAGTCAAAGCATAGTAGCAATGTTTGGATACGTTTTCCTTTCGTGTAGCTTCCTCGCCGCAGCACTCGTCTTGTGTGCCATTGGTGTCAGCTCTGAAAATGAACGTATTGAACAGGAAAATCGCAAAGTAAAACGCATTCCTCACCACACCAGCGAGTGGAGGGATGCACAATGAAGTGCCCGATGTGCGGTAGCGACAACATTACAACGGTTGACAGCCGGTCTGACTATGACAGCATCTCTCGACGCAAGAAGTGCCTCGTATGTAACTACCGGTGGTCTACCATCGAAATCGATAAAGACCAGTGGCACAGCGCGCTACAAATCAAAGAGGAACGCAAGAGAGGGAGACCCAAAGATGATTAACCTTGACAGATTCGGTGGCGTGACAGAGCCGGATGATGGCGTGTATTTCCTAACCCGTGAGCAGGAAGCAGAAGCCAAAGAAGCTGACCGGCTGGCAGCGATCGAGGACTTACGGTCTGAGATTGAGGACAGGGAAGCAGAGCTGAAAGACCTCCGCGCACAGTTGGCAGACCTGATGGCTGGTTGATTTTGTACAGCCAAGTTAAGCCAAAGCAAGAAGAATGAAGCCTAATGAAGCCTAAGAAAGGAAAGAAAATGGGAAAATACAAGAAAGAAATCAGACATTGCACGAGATGCAACAAGCCATTTTCGGCATACCCGGAAAACGATGAAAAGCTTTGCGCAAATTGCAAAAAAGCAGACTACGAAAAAATGCTTAAGCTGAATGGCCATGCGCCGAAGCATCGTCTTGTAAGAAGCGTGGGTGACTCCTTTATGGAACTTTCTGCTATTCCTAATGTGTTAAGCGCCGCTCAAAGGGATAATATCGTCTCCATTCAAAAGACGTGCCGTGGCTGCGGCAAACCTTTTGAAATTACCAAAGCAGAACGCTTTTTCTTTGAATCGCATAACATGGCACTGCCCAAGCGTTGCCCGGCTTGCCGTAAAGCGAGAAAAGAAGCGAGGAAGGAGAACACCTGATGGACAACAGCAAAATCCATGAAGCTCTGATGGCTGTTCAGTCAGAGCTGAAAGCCCCCAAAGGGCAGATGAACAAATTTGGCGGTTACAAGTACCGTTCCTGTGAGGACATCCTCGAAGCGGTCAAGCCAATCTTGAAAGCACATAGCCTTGTGCTGCGGCTTTCCGACAAGCCTGTTATCGTTGACAGTTGGCACTATATCGAAGCCACTGCAACAGTTGAATCGCAGGATGGTGCCACCTACACGGTGACTGCATACGCTCGTGAGCCTGAGTTTAAGAAGGGTATGGACGATTCGCAGATTACCGGCACTGCAAGCAGCTACGCCAGAAAGTACGCTCTGAACGGTCTGTTCTGTATTGACGATACGAAGGACGCTGACACGGACGAGTACCAGAAGCAGACCACAAGCAGGGCAAGCAAGCCTGTCCAAAAGCAAGCGGAGGCAGAAAATATTCCTCCGTGCGCTTGCTGTGGAAAGCAGTTACAGCCTGTCAATTACAACAACCGAACAGTTACGCCGCTGGAAACTGCAAGAAGCACAAAGAAACGCTTTGGGCGCGTCCTGTGTTGGGACTGTGCTCAGAAACAGCCGAAGGAGGGCTAAACAATGCTTAACTCTATCGCAATTCAGGGGCGTCTGGTTCACACGCCTGAAGCTAAGGTCACGAAGTCTGGCAAGGATGTTTGCACGTTCAGCATTGCCTGTGACCGTCAGAGTGGCGGTCAGAAGGAAACCGACTTCTTCAACTGCACCGCATTTGGTAATACGGCACTGTTCGTTTCCAAGTGGTTCCAGAAGGGTAGCCTAATTCTGGTGACTGGCAGCATCCAGACCCGGAAATATATCGACAAGCAGGGAAACAACCGCACCGCAACAGAAATTATGGCGAACAAGGTTGACTTCTGCGGTGGCAAGTCTGACAGCAAACCCGCCGATCGGGCGCAGGATGCACCACAGAACTATTCTCAGGGTAACGCAGACGACTTCTCTGTGATTGACGATTCATCGGATTTGCCCTTTTAGGACATAAACCCTGACCGCCTACCTTATATAAGAGCTGCGCTATCTGGCTGGACGGGCGTTTGGAAATATGAAAGTGTTGATTGCCTGCGAGGAATCGCAAGAAGTGTGCAAAGCGTTTCGCGCAAAAGGCCACGAAGCCTATTCCTGCGACCTGATTGAGCCGTCCGGCGGACATCCAGAATGGCATATTCTCGGTGACTGCCTAAAGGCTATCGAGGGAGGCCAGGTCGTGACCATGGACGGAACCGTGCATGACGTGCCCCGCTGGGACATGATTATCGCATTTGTCCCCTGCACAAAGACGAGCAACGCGGGAGCAAGACACCTGTACAAGGGAGGAAAGCTCAATCTTTCCCGGTATTATGAGGGATTGTGCGGCAAGGCGCTTTTTCTTGCCGTGTGGGCGGCAGATTGCGAAAAAGTGGTGATTGAGAATCCTACCCCCAGCAAGATTTTTGATTACCCAAAGCCTACGCAGGCAATCCAGCCCTACGAGTACGGACATCCTTACAGCAAGAAAACGCTACTGTGGGAACGCGGTGTACCGCCGCTGCACCCGACAAACATCGTAGAACCTACCGCGACATGGTGCCCGTCTGGTTCCTACTCGCACAAGCATAGTGAACAGCACAAGGGCATGTTTACCACTGACCGCGCAAAGAGCCGTGCAAAAACTTTTCCGGGCGTTGCAAAAGCTATGGCAGATACTTGGGGGTGAATTGGAATGATTACCTGTTGTCTCAACTGCACATCACGCCACCAAGCTTGCCACGACACTTGCGAGAAGTACAAGGCAGAGAAGAAAGACTTCGAGGAGCGCAAGGCATTCGTGTATGAGCTGAACCACAGCCAGAGCGTATACCACCGTGACTACGAGGATAAGCACCGGGAGCGTGGTAAGAAGCGGTATCTCGGAAGTGAATTTAGAGGTGAACGAGGATGAGACTTGTTGACGTAGAGCCGATTATTGAAGGGTGGAAAGAAACCGGGAACAGTAAAAAAGCCAAAGCTAAAGCGCTTATGAACAGCGGAATTTACTCTGAATACAATAAAGGTGTTGCCCTTGACGCCGCTTCTGACCTTGTTTTGGCACTTGCCAAACAGCTTGAAAACGCTTCATCAATTGCGTGGACAAATGTAAAAGACAAACAACCGAAAGAAGATGGAATTTATCTTGCTGTTTACGATTCTTTGATCTGGGAAAATCTGATTGGGAAAAGGAAGTTTGTAAACGGAAAGTGGATTGACAATAAAAACCCAGTCAAGTTCTGGATGCTAATTCCTAAAATTCCGGGAGACAACGAATGAACACCGGGAAACAGTTTGAAGCAGACTTCAAAGCATCCGTTCCATCCGATGCGTGGTGCTACCGCCTGAAGGACAGTGCTGCAACCTACTACGGTGGCAACGAGAACCTGTCTTTTTCCATCGACAACATCTGCGACTTCCTTGTGTACCGTTACCCGATGAACCACCTGTTTGAATTGAAAACCATTGAAACACCCTCTATCCCTCTGGAAAAGGTGTTCGGAAAGTACGACAAGGCAAAGTGCAAATACCGCAAGGAAAAGCACATCACGGACATGGTGGATGCAATGGGGTACAGCGGTCAGACCGCCCATGTGATAGTCAATTACCGGGCGGTCAACCGCACCTTTGCAATCCCTGCCAGCAAGGTTCTGGCGTTCCGTTACAACGAGAGCCGCAAAAGCATCCCTTGGCAGTGGGCAGAGCGAGAGGGGATAGAGGTCAAAGCAAAAAGGTTGCGTGTCCATTGGCGGTATGACGTGGATGGGCTGCTAAAGAGATTGGAGAAAGAAAATGCAACTGCCTGAAAAACAAGAATTGGTAAGGCTTCTGGGGCTGTACCAAAGCGAACTTCTTATGGAGAACGAAGAAAACCTTAGAAAGAAAATGAGAAGCAATGAAAGCCCGAAGAAGGTTGTCACAGATTATTCATACGGCGTAAAAGCTCAGTATGAACACGCAAGAATCATCATCAAGAAACTTTCTGTTGAAATCGGAAAAGAGCTCAAGGCTAGTTGGGAGTTGTGGTGAAAATGACAATGGTATGCGATAGGTGCGGTGAAGCGTTTCCGCTTTCCAATGATGTGAAATACATGACACCGTTTGATGACGAACTTGACCAATTTGAAAGCAATTCTATTGTAAAGTGCCTTGCTGGCGATGATAAAGGGATTTACTCGATAAGAGATGAAACCGTTGTCCTTTGCCCCTCTTGTATGGCTGCACTTAACGACTGGCTGAAAGGAGAACAGGAACGACAAGCAAAATGGATTTATGACCATGAAAGAAACTCAATCGAGTGTGACAAGTGCAGAGCAGAATACAAGCTCTCGCCGTATGAACGTGTATCGGATTTTGATTATTGCCCGAACTGTGGTTCAAGAATGGAGGGAATAAAAGAGTGAGCGTTGTCTTTAAGTGCGACAGGTGCGGTGAGATTTTTAATCGGAAAGTGCCTGACATAAACGATTGCTACGGTACTGCAAATTCAATTCTGTTCTTAGATTGCACGGTGGAACGCAACCGTTTTGGACTGGGCGAAGAACCGATTCAGCTTTGTCCGTCCTGCATGAAAGAACTGAATGACTGGCTAACACCTGATGAACAGAAGCCCGACACTGAAAACAAAAACAAGTGGAACAGCATGAATGTTCAACCGCAATGCGGTGAAGCTGTCGAAATAAAGTTTGAAAATGGAGACCTCGACATTGCGTACCGCAGATATAACGATAAACGCTGGTTTCAAAGTAGTGGTGAATGGGTTTTAAGTGATGTCAAAATTGTTGCATGGCGGTACATCGACTGAAAGGAGAACAGAAGTGAGCAATCATCGTTTTATCTGTCTTGTGATTACAATTCTGGCACTGTCACTCACACTGTTATTTACATCCTGTGGGTCAACATCTGCTGATGCTGAAACTAAAACTGAAACTGCTGACCGCCCTTGCTACCATGTTACAGTTTATTCCCCGGAAATTGAAAAAGTGGGCTACGGCAGCGCACGGCATTTAAAGTACACCATTACGGTGGAAAGCTTTAACGAGCTGATTCCGATCTCTAGTGCAAGAGATTACAAACTACTCCAAATACCTCTGGGAGACGGTCGATTTGAGCTTGTATCCACTTCAATGGTTGAAATCGAATACTACTGAAAATGGTTGGGCAGTTCAAAAACGAGAACATGACACCTGACGAGTTTGCGGATTACATCACCGCAAAGTCAGAACAGGTCGAAAAAGAGCTGAGAGAAAGGTGGAGCTAATGGACAAGGAACAGCTTGCAATCGCACGGTTGCAGGACGCTGCAAGGCTGTCAGAGCATCGGTACGAGAAACCGTTGATGGTCACATACTCTGGCGGCAAAGATTCGCAGGTGCTTGTGGCACTGGCTGAACGTGCAGGAATCAACTTTGAGGTGGTCAACAGCCATACCACAGCAGATGCGCCGGAAACGGTCTATTTCATCCGTGAGCAGTTCAAGTCGATGGAAGAACGGGGAATCAAATGCTCCATTGTCATGCCGCGCTACAAGGACAAGCCCGTGTCCATGTGGACGCTGATTCCGCAAAAGCTGATGCCGCCCACACGACTTGTACGCTACTGCTGTGCCGTTCTCAAAGAAAATACTGGCCGCGATAGATTTATCGCTACCGGCGTTCGCTGGGCCGAATCTACTCGGCGTAAGAACAGTCGTGGCGTGATGGAGCTGATGCACAAAGACAAAGAGAAGCGCATCATTCTCATGGGTGACAATGACGAGAAGAGAAAGCTCTTTGAAACCTGCAACCTCAAGGGCAAAATGACCGTCAATCCTATTGTAGATTGGTCTGATGATGATGTATGGGGATACACGCACAGCGAGCACTTGCCTATCAATCCGCTTTACTGCGAAGGACAGAAGCGTGTTGGTTGCATCGGCTGCCCTATGGCTGGTAGGGGGGGCAGACAGCGCGAGTTTATGCGCTGGCCTTCTTATGAAAAAATGTACATTTCTGCGTTTGAAAGAATGCTTGATGTCAGAAAAGCAAAAGGTCTGCCGTGCGATTGGCAAACTGGAATGGACGTTTTTTGCTGGTGGATGGAAGATGACAACATCAGCGGTCAGTTGAGCATGGACGATTTGATGGAGGATAACAATGTTTGAATTTGTAACCCGCTGGCTGGTCTGCTTAGTCCTGCTGGCGGTAGTAGTTCAGTCCGAACGGACAATCAAGAACATGGCGAACAGCCTGTTTGAGGAACGGCAGGCAATGCTCGTCTGGCTGTTTATCAACGTGTGTCTGGTCGCTTGTACGGCAGTTATGATGGGGTGGAAATGATGGACAACGAACTTTACTGCCCGATGAAAATGACCAGCAACCCGCTTGGTCGGTGCATCTGCGAGAAAGAAAAGTGCGCTTGGTGGCGGCAGTGGGACAACTGCTGCTCCATCTGGTGGATTGCAACTGAGCTGGATAAAATCGAAACGAAGATGAAGAGGTGAGAGCGTGAAAAAGCGGATTTACCTTGTTCTTGAAACCGAAACGGACGAAGATGACAAGAGCATCCGTAACGATATTGAGCAAGAACTTGGAATGGCTACGCATTATTTCAAAACCTGCTCTTATAGCGAAATCGGGTTTGATGGCTTGTGGAGAAGCACATTCGAGCAGCCGCCTAAGAAAGAAGATGCAGATGAAAACGGCTATGTGATGGCGATTGCTGGGGCGATCACAAAGTCCGATTGCGTGGGTTATCCATATAAGTGGTTGTGGAATGTCGTTGCAAAGCATCCATACGCATTCCCTGTTTGGAAGCTCATCAAGGAGGTCTGACACATGGCAACACCCCCGAAGCGTGGTCGTGGCAGACCGCCGCTGACCGAAGCTGAAAAGAAAAAGCGTGAGAAGCGAGCGCAAAAGGCAAAAGAGCAAGCCGCTGCAAAGCGTGAAAAAGAGCGAGAGAAGAAGCGGATACAGAACCTCAACAAGAACAAGAGCATCCGATCGCAGGTCAGTAAGAAGGTAAAGGAGCAACAAGCGTTGGCTATCGAAAAGCTGAAAATGATGAACATAGGAGATTTGCAGTCGAGAATCGGTGATGAAGATGACAAGAAGGTCATCGGCATGATTGCAGCCAAGTATTTTGGCGACCTTCCGAGCGTGGATATGAACAACCCCATTGAAGTGCAGCAACGCCTTGATTTCTTCTTTGACGCTTGCATCGAAGCTAGAATCTCCCCTGTTGTAGAATGGATTGCACTGGTGTTGGGCATTGAATGGCCTAGCCTGAGACAGATTATGACAGGCAAACGCCGTGACGACAGCTTGCAGCAGAAGTACATTCTAAAACTGATTCTGCAAATGCAGTCCATGTGGGCATACAACGGTATGTACGGTCAGGAGAACCCGGCAGAGTGGATTTTCCGAGCCAAGAACTACTTTGGTATGCGTGACAACGTAGAAGTCACCGTTGCCCCGCCGGAACAGCCGCTGGGCGATGCCCAAAGCGTAGAGCAGCTTGCCCAGAAGTATCAGACGACTTTGCCGAAGGAGATTGACGTAGAGTATAAAGAGGTGACAGAGGAGTGAAAGAACTCATCGCTTTCTTTTTATTATCTTGGGCGGTCGCCTTTTTGATTATCAACAATTTTAACGATAAGGAGTAAAACATGAAAAAGGTAGCAACTATTATTTCTTCTGTTGTAGCAGCGTTTTTTGTTGCAGTGGTTCTTTTGCTATGTTTGGAGAGAGTGCCCGTTGGTTATGTTGGAGTTGTTTATTCGGCACGAGGCGTTGAGCAGAACACCTTGTCGCAGGGCTGGCACTTTCTTTCTCCCATGAAACACGTTAGCAAGTTTCCTATCAGCCAGCAGCAACTTATTTTTTCGGATGACCCGGCAGATTATAACGCAAAGGAACACGCAGATTGGCACATTGATGCCCCCGCAAGCGGTGGAATGGTTGGAGTAAACCTTACCGTAAATTATAACTTCATTCCAGACCGTGTTGTTGAACTTTACAGCCGTTTTAATGGGATGGATGGTGAAACGCTTGTCGAAAGCCGTATTCAGAACAGCATTATCGCCTACGTCAAGGAAGTTACGCCACAGTTTTCTGTAATGGACATTTACTCCGAAAAGAAAACGGAAGTAAACAATGCAATCACAAGCTATTTGAATGAAAAACTTACCAATGAATACGGAATCAACGTTTCGAGTGCCCTCGTGATTGACGTGGAATTGGATGATACTCTCACTGAAAAAATTAGAGCGAAAGAACAAGCAAAACAGGACGCAGAGATTGCTGAACTGAACAAGCAGACTGCTCTTGCCCAGGCTGAGACGGACAAGGTGAAGGCTCAGACGGAAGCCGATGTGAAAGTGATCGAAGCACAGGCAGAAGCAGAATCCAATCGTATCGTGTCGGAATCCATCACTCCCGAACTGATTCAGATGGAAGAAGCTAAAGCCAGACTGAAGCATGGATGGGTTACTGTCAATGGCGCAGATACAGTCGTAACAAAAGCTGATTGATGGGGAACATATTCCGTGCAAAATCAAAGACTGGAAAGCCGACAAAGAAATCCTGTTCAAGGATGTTGGGGAGGATGAATAATGCAAACTGACAGAGGAATCTACCACAAGCGAGTATGCGACCGCTGCGGAGTGGTACAGGGCGGTAGAATGATGAATCCTGACGAATACTTCAAAGACTGGGCGTGGCGCAGGGACACAGGCGACCTGTGCCCGGAGTGCTATGAGGAGTATAAGCGAGTGATCGGACGGTTTAATGCCAACAGAAGGAGGAAAAAATGAGAATTAACGGGATGATGTTTGTTTGCAACAGATGCGGAAAACAAACGTTCGCAGAACGGTATAACGATGGCGAGTTCGATTGGAAAGCGTTACAAGGTTGGGAAACCGGATTGGGAAGTTTTTTCAACGTTGGAGAACTGTGCCCTGAATGCCGTGAAGAATACGGAAAACTGATGCAAAAATTCATGGGGGATAAAAAATGAATTTCTATTGCACCACAGAACGTTGCTCTTGCATTGGCACAAAACAGTTCTCTGCTGGCAAGGCTATCCGATGCACGGCAGAATCCTGTAAGAACAAATCCAAGCCGTCCTGTGGCTCTTGCAAATGGTACGCAGAGCCGGAGGGCGTATGCGTGAACGACCAGTCAGAACACGTTGCAGACTTCGTGTGGGATGAACGTGGATGCAAGGAATGGGAGAAGAAAGATGAAACGTCAGCAGACCTATAAAGGGCTTATTGGCAAGGGCTGGTACGACCAAAGCGAGTTTAGCCATTATTTTGCAGCGTGGGCAAACCACCGCAATAACTGGGCTATCCGCAAGGCTGACAACCACAAGCTGGCAAAGGCAAGATTGAAGCAGATTGAACGCCAGCAAATCAGAAAGGAACTGGAAGAGTATGACAACGGGGGAGAAAATCAGAAAGCGCAGGCTTGAACTTGGCATCACGCAGAAAGATGTTGCAAGGATGATTGGAACAACCAGTGCGTACGTCAGTGCCGTTGAAAAGCAAAAGCGTGGCGTGAAAAAAGAATCGAAGCTGGCAAAATTCGCAGAAGCCCTTCAATGCAGCGTGAACGATTTGAAGTCGGATGTGCCAAAAGGCGTGGTAGACCCAACCAATGATGACTTTGGAGCGGTCTGCAACTGCGCTGTCCGCTATTGCTTGGGCAGACGGTCATATATGCCTAGCTTTGTATGCGGATACATCACACCGCTTCTGCCAGAGCTGACCGACAAGACCCTTGATTGCTTTGAACGTGACATTGCCGAACGCAAGATGGCTGGGTTCGACTTTGGCGATTCTTGCGACTATGAAACGTGGGATATGTTCTACAAGGCGGTTTACAATGAGATTGAAAGGAGAAAGAGCAATGGAAGCTAGACCGATTGATGCCAATGCACTACGGAAGCGCATTGAAGAATGGATGCAGGAATTAGAGCAAGAGTTTACTGTCGAGTACGCTTACATGGGCTATGCGCTAGACGATGTGCTTGACTACATCGACACTGCACCAACAATCGAGGTGAAAGACAATGGCTAATTATCCAGAATACCTTGAACGAAACGCACTTATTGAAAAAATCAAAAAATCGTATTGCGATGGCTGCGAGAACTACAATGGAGTTAGATGCTGTGCTTGCGGTATTGGCAATGCCATTTTGACGTTGTGGAAGATGCCCCCGACAGCCTTAGAGCGTACCGCTGAATGGATTGTACAGGACGATACGTTCACAAGATTCGAGTGTAGCAGATGCCACACAAAAAATCATCATACACGTTAGAACTACTGCCCGAACTGCGGTTCTTTGATGGAGAGCAGGTTATGAGTAACACACTTTGGCATCCAGCAAGTGAACCGCCACGAGAACGGATGCAGCCTTTGTTGCTTGCGGCTAAAACAACGTGGCGTGATAAAAATGGAAAAATGTTGCAAGGAATCTCGCCGACAGCGTACTTTTTAGGCTGTTATGCAGACGGTCAGTTCTGGGACGAGATAGGCGAGAGACTGCCGAAAGATGTGACGGTGACGCATTGGATGCACATTTATGCGCCGGAGGAATGATATGAGTGAAGAACTTAATGATTTTTTCAAAGCGTTTACGGAAGCAGCTGACAAGTTCTGCAATGAACTTGAAAAATTTGCAAAAGCAGTTAAGCAGTGCGAGACGCAATCAGGATGCTACAATCCGAAAGACAAAAGAAAGCCAAAGCACACACGCCCGGTCTACGGCAGAGGAAAGAAGCCTTGTGACGGATTCAGGTCAACTATCAGAACGAGAGAGGGATTTAGAAAATGACAGAATTGAAATTATGCCTTTGCGGAGCTGAGCCGCATATCGAAAAAGAAAAAGAGCCTTTTGGTGTTTATGAGTATTATGTAGTTTTATGCGATAAATGTGGCAGACATTCTCAAACTTTTTCTTTTTTGCCATCAGCAATTATAGACTGGGATAAAAGAGCAGTAAGAACAATATAAAGGAGAAAAAAGATGGAAGAACTCAAGAGATGCCCGTTCTGCGGTGCGGAACCACCGACTGTAAAAGTGCTTCATCCACTTGACATTAACATGGCTAATTGGGTAGTCTGCGGAAAATGCGGGGTGAGCACTTCTGTAACATTTGGCAAGGAAAAAGCCATCGAAGCATGGAACAAACGCTACAAAGAGGATTGAGCATGGACAAAAAACGAGACAGCTTTACATTTCAACGATACTACTTTGAAGCCATCTCTACGCTCAAAAGTAAAGAGAAATTAGAACTCTACGATGCAATCTGTGCATACGTTTTTGAAGGAAAAGACGCAACTTTGAACTCAAAAAAGGCAGAATCTTGTTTCATTTTGATTAAACATCTGCTCGATGAAGAGTTGAAAAGAAGCGATATTGCGTCAAAAGGATGGTCTACACGAAAGTCAGCTCATCCTCATGTCATAAATGAGATGAAGGTCAGCTCATCTATGAGTTCAAAGTCAGATGACAATGAACCCATTGTATCAACTGACAGTCAGATGAACGTCAAGACCTTGCCGGAGAGCGCAGTCAAGAAGAAACCTGACATCTTCTTCGACTTTGCTAATGGCGATAAAGCCTTGCTGGAATCCTTGCGAGAGTTCGCACAGATGCGTACAAGAATCAAAAAGCCTATGACAGACCGGGCAAAACAGATGCTCTGCAACAAGCTGGAAAAGTTTGATCGGCATGACTGGAAAACCATACTTGACCAGAGTATCTATGCAGGATGGCAGGACATTTACGCATTGAAACAGGATGACCAGTACGAGCAAAGTACGGAGATGGAGTTTCCTAGACTATGACAATGGACGTTCAAACGGTATTTATTGGTGCGCTGATGCTCTGCAATCCGGGCGTTGTGGATGAAATCATACCAGACCTTGAACTTGACTTGTTCAGACCTGAGCTGAGAGACGCTTTTGCGGCTGTTCAGGGCTATTGGACGGCTAGGGGTAAGATAGATATAGTCGAGATAAACACGCAGCATCCAGACGTAGCGCAGACGCTCTTGGCGTGTGTACAAGCCTGTGAATCAGAGTGTGTACGAATTGACAGGGAGCAGATGCAGCGTTGGGCACAGCTTATCAGAGAACAAGCTGCACTCACTCGTGTGCAAGGTCTGGCATTTCAGATGACCAGCGAGCTTACCGACTATTCTGATCTATCAGACATTTACCAGCAGATGGGCGAGGCGATGAGCCTGAAAGCTGAGGAAGAAGATGCGTGGACATACGAGGATGTGCTGAACGACTATGTGCTTCACATGGACGATAAGCCTGTGTACATCAAGACAGGCCTAGAGCGTCTGGATGAAGCGCTGCACATCTCACCGGGTGATTTTATTATCATTGGCGGCAGACCGTCTGCGGGTAAGACAGCCCTGTCCTTGCAAATAGCAGCAAGCATGGCAAAGCAAAACTACACCGTGTACTATTTCAGTTTAGAAACCAGCAAACGCAAGCTGGGCGCTCGTCTGATGGCTAATCAAATATACTGCCCTCTGGACACGGTGAAAAATAAGGCGGTCAGCTTGAATGAGATTGACGGACAGGTAAAGAACATGAAAATGCCCCTTTACATTCGCTCCGCTGCCGGAAAGAACGTGGCGTGGATGAAGGCTCAGGCTCTCCGTAAAAAGGCTCAGGTTATCTTCGTAGACTATCTTCAACTCATCCACGAAACAGGCGCAAAGGACAGATATGCCGCCATTACAGCCATATCCATTGCCCTGCACGAACTGGCACAGACCACAGGCGTTGTTGTGGTGGCACTGGCACAACTCAATCGAAACCCATCCAAGCCCGGAGCAACGCCTACTAACTCCGACTTGCGAGAGAGCGGACAGATTGAACAGGACGCAGATGCAATCATCCTTCTGTCCGGCGACAACCCCGACAAGTATCTGTTCCGGCTGAGTAAAAACAAGGAAGGCGAGATAGGCGACCTTCCCATCACGTTTAACAAGCAGATTCAACGGTTTCAAGAGTATACTTGGATGGATTGAGCACATGGGCTGTCAGCAATGGCAGCCTTTTGCATATACGCACACAGAAGCCCTACAAACGCTTTTAGCGTCAGATGGCAAACTTATCGACCGAACACAGAAAACGGCTCTGGAACGGCTCTACGGGGCTGTGAGAGTATTGTAGAGGTCTATGACTATTGCAGGAGGAGAAAATGGAATACATGACAGCCGATACAAAGGTCAATGGGTACATGGTCTACCCTCGATTCCTCTCGACTATTGGCGTTAGCCCAACAGAGAAAATTGTTTACATTTACCTGTTCAATCGTGCAAGGTCGTCACAGAGGGCAAGCAGAAGCGGAAAGTTTGCTGACCAACTAGGGCGAGTATACATCGTGTATCCCATCAAAGACCTTGCTGCCGATACTGGATTCACGGAACGATGGGTCAAGAAGTCTCTGAAAGAGCTGGAAGAAGCCGGGTTGATCGAGCGCAAGCATGAAGGCAAGAACAAGCCCGATAAGATATACGTCAAAGTGCCGGAAGAATCGTCAAAGAGCGAAAAGGGAGGTGAACAATCATTCACCTCTGAGGTGAACGATGCTTCACCTGTGAGGGGAACAATCGTTCACCTCCTTAATATAGAAGAAAAGAAAAGAAAAAAAGTTATTAAGAAAGCGGGCGACCCGCCCTATGGGAACGCCAGCACGCCGGACTTCGAGGATGTGAGCGAGTATTTTTTGGATGCTGGATGTGAGAACAGGCTTGCCAGCAGGTTCATGAATTACTATGATGGAACAGGTTGGATGACCAAGACCGGAAAGCCTATAACAAACTGGAAGGCCTTTGCTGATATGTGGATTGACAGAGAGCAAGAGAAGCAACAGTACTGTGAACCAGAGTTCAATCGTCTGTAAAGGTTCTTTCCCCCTACAACCCTCTATCTCCAAAAGCTATACCGTTAGCCAGCATAGCAAACCGTAGGCGAGAGCTGGCGTGAGGTTCGGACTGGTGGATGGTCTGCGACTATTTCACATGGAGAATTGACTTCATTTTGCAGTCGGTTGGATATGTAGAAATGTTGCAAAGACTATTCATAGTAGAATACTATGGATTGATTGAAATACCATAGTTTATCACTGGGGATTAAATCGAGCGGAAACCAGCGGATTTGGATGATACTAGTTATTATGCGAAATAATAGCTGATTATCGGGAGTAATTATATCTTTATACTATAATAAGTACGGTTGTTATACGAAACTAATATAACTAGATATGGAATATATTATGCGAAATTGTGACGAGAAGTGATTTTTGGGTGGTCAGATGACTTAGCGACTATCGCATCTCCATTTTCCTAAAAGGCGAACGACTATTTCACACAAAAAATATACGACTATTTGACGAAGGTTCGCAAGAAAACACTACGACTATTACTCTGCGACTATCAGCGAACTGCTCGTTACTATACTATATATAGGACTTTCAAAAGTTAGTCGTCTGACGACTTTACGACTATTTCACGACTATTTTATTGGGAAAACTACGACTATTGTCTACGACTATTCCAGAAGCTGTTACGACTATTCCAGCCGGGACGCTGCGACTATTGCTGACCTCTATTAGCTATCGGGCGAAAGCCCGAAAAGAGGTGCGGCGAGAGCCGTCAATGGTTCCGCGCCGCCCGCTGCTGGACTGCCCCGCCGGGTGGAGTGTGCCAGCCGGTGCGCCCTGACTGCTGACCCGGTGCCAGACTGCAAGCCGCCGGGCTGACCCTGTACAGGTGGAGACGCTGCACCCCTCAGCAGGTGCGCCGGGTGCAGCACTTGCCAGCGATCCACACACAGTAGGAGCTGACCCCGCCGGGCTGGCATGGTCTGTGATATGCCGCACTGTCTGGCATGAATCCATAACAGGAACGCACCCTTATATATACATTATTATAATAGGCGGCTGCCCTGCCCTGTACAGTGTCCCGGTTCGGCGGTGGTGTCTGGTATCAGTGGAGGTGCAGCGCTTGACGGTATGCCCTCCAGCGCTGCGCAGGCGGTATATAGGCAGCTTGTGTATCTGCTGTATCGTGCGCGCTGGAATATGGCAAATCAACGGGAAAGCCCCTGTAAAGCCCCGTAAACGGTTTTGGTGTTCGGGCGGTAATAATGCATGAGCAGCAGAAAGGCCACTGTAAATGCTTGTTCGTGGCTCATACGTTGCCGGGCAAAAAGAAAAGCCCTGCACCCTCAGCAGATGCAAGGCAAAAGAAAAACCCCGCCAGCGTGGGCGGGGTTGAATATAAAAGCGTGTCAGCGCTGGCGGCGAAAGATATTATAATCTGCTGCCGTCATGATGGTATAGCCGCCGCAGACCTTGACGACAACGCAGTCACCGGGGCAAACCTTGCGCGCATAGTAGCGGGTGGTATACAGTCCGGCCATTGCGTCATATCCCTTATTAGTAGTCATAATATATAGCCCTCCTTACTTGCTTGCCTTGAACAGCGCCGAAAAGAACCAGAAGAAAAACAGAAGTGCAGATAAAATCACAGCTTGCACCCCCTTATACCACGCTGAAGCGCTTGTAAGTTGTTTTGCTGCTGCACTCGGCGTAAATATCCGGGTGCAGCGTCTTCAGAAGCTTGCTGTCGAGCCGGACGCTCTGAACGTCCTTGTAAATGGCTTTTGCGGTGCCTTGCGCCATCTCTGGCGCGCCTTGCATCATGCAGATAATATCTGCCTTGATTGCTTCGTTCATCGCTTCAAGCTCTTCTAACAGCCGCTTGTTTTCGCGGTATTCGTTTACTTTTTCTTCAAACAACGTCATTTTTTTAGCCCTCCTTATTAGCTGTTAAGAAATGCGATCATAACAAGCGCGCCGCTGATCATGCCGCCAACGTACCAGATTGCAGCCCACTGGGAAAAGTCAAGAGTGATCATCTTTATACCTCCGCGTATCCGTCTGCGATGGCCTGCGCCTTGATAGTGTCCATATCCCGCTTTGCTACAACAGGGACGTCCTTAGATACCCAGCCGTCAGGGACGCGGGAAAAGGTCTTTGCGTTTGTGTCGATGCACAGATAATGCGCCATGCCGTATGCGGTGTTCTTGGTTCTGAATTCTAGTTTCATGGTTTTGTCCTCCTGTTTTGTGGTGGTGTAACACGTTCTTGTGTTGTCTATATAGTAACACGTTCTTGTGTTTGTGTCAATGGTTTTGGACACATTCTTGTGTTGAAAATCGTTCATGTTTGAGTGTGTCCAAATCTGCACAGTTTCGGACACGCTCCAACGCCTGGGCGTCGGTCTGCCCTGGTATTTGTTCGCCCTGGTTTTTGGCACGGCCTGCCCTGCTGCCTGTGCTGTGCAATCTGTCCGGGTGCGCTGGAGTGGGCAGGGGTGCACCGGCGGGGTATAGTGGCCGAGCCGGGCTGCGCCCGGTGAGCCGCCCAACCACCGAAAAAATAAAAAAGGCTCAAAAATTGGCGGCTCAATTTTGTGCCACCAAAAATTTTCTGCGCAAAAACAAAAAGACCCCTACAAAGGGTCTGTGTTCTGTGCTATACTTGCCTTACAAGCCTTGAAAGGGAGGAATCTGTAATGAACCAAAAGAATGACAAGAACAAAGAAAAGAGAGAAAAGAACGAAAAGATTGCCGCTTCAATATGGGGCATAATCATTGCGGTGGCTGTTATGGCTTGTGGCGCATATCTTATGATGCATGGCATTGCAAGTGCCATATAAATAGACAATGGAGGAATCTACAATGGCTAAAAGTAAAATGACAACGTGCAAGCACTGTGGAGCGGAGATTGCCGCAAGTGCAAAGGTCTGCCCTCAGTGTGGCGGCAAGAACAAGCCGCCCATCTACAAGCGCTGGTGGTTCATCGCAATCATTGTTCTGATTGTCCTGTCTGCCATTGGCGGCTCTGGTAGTAGTTCTGACGGCTCTGCAAGCAGCAGTAAATCAACATCTAAGGCAAGCGCATCCACTGCTTCTTCCGTTGCATCTGTTGTGCCTGAAATCAGCGAGGACGATTACAAGGCAGAGTGCCAGACTGTGGACTATAAGGAACTGTGCCGCTATCCTGAAAAGTATGAAGGCACCAAGATTGTAGTTAAGGTAAAGGTCTCGCAGATTATTGACGCAAATTTCTCCGGCAGCGAAAAAGCATGGAGAACCTACACGGACAACAGTGGATACGGATTCTATGCCGATGACGAGTATTATATGCTTGACAAGCGTGGCGGCGATGCTGTGAAGATTCTGGATGATGATATTATCACCGTCTATGGTGAGTTCACCGGGCTTGAAAAAATCACCAGAGCATTGACCAGCACTACTGATGAACTGCCCCGCATCGAAGTCAAGTACGCAGACCTTGTGGACGAATAAGGAGTGAACGTAAAGATGAAGAAGTTTGCTTCAGCAATTCTTGTTGCCGCTTTGATTTTTACCATGCCTATCAGTGCAATTGCTGCAAAAAAGCCTGATGAATGGTCTGGCCTTATTGAACTTGAGCAGACTAATGCAACACAGTATGAACCGTTAGGCATTAAGAATCATGGGTCTTATGCGTGGCGTGACGGTAGCACGATTTATATTTCTTATGCGCTTGAAATCGAGAATACGAACAAAAATCTTGCGGTCTGGTTTCCCCATATTGAAATCGCAGTTGTTGCAGAGGATGGCTCCGTAATTAAAACAGACGATGAATATCTGGACTGGGTTGCGGAAGATGATTCCTACTGGTATGCCGGATACTTCACATACGAGTATGACGGTACTATCCCTGCCGGTATCGAAATGGCTGTTTCGGCTCAGGACTATAACTATCAGCCGAGTGATGGAAAAGAAGTTTTAAGAGCCGGTGAACTGGCCGTTACCAATACTTCAAAGCGCGGTAGCGGCTATGAAACGAGATTTACCGGAAAAGTAACTAATAATAGTGCGTACAAAACAAGCGCAAAGGTCATCGTTTTGTATAAGATGAAAGATGAGAACGGTGAAGAAGTTCCCGTGTGCGGAGATATTGATTATGTCTTGGATATCCAACCGGGAGAGACGAAAAACTTTGAAATCCACCCCTATTCTGGGCTTTCCAATTATTCTTCGTGGGAAATCGTAGCAATTCAAATGTAACACAAAAAGCCAGTGGCTAGATGTTCTCTAACCACTGGCTTTTCTTATGGTCTATTTACGTTTCGGGAAAAACCGAAGCGTCAGTTTTAGACTTTTTACCCAAAACCTTATCCGTTTCTACGAATGCTTGCATAGAGCAGACGGAAGGTCTCACGGCCTTTCGGCGTTACTCTGGTCTGTACGCCACCGTGCTTGTTCTTCTGGTTGCAATATTCCTTTACAGCAAAGAGACCGTCACCCTTGCCCGCTTTCGGCAGGATGCCCTTGTTCTTGTCACGGTAGATGTAACCGTCAGAAATAAGCATCTTGATGAATAGGCGCTCTGGAATACGCAGTTCCTTTGCGGTCGAGCGGAAATTGGTAGATACGTTCCACGCCACGAGGTCGTCAAAGTAGTCCGCCTTAGGCTGCATCTCCTCGTTCTTCTCGCAGAGCTGCTTGTTCTGCATCTGTAACGCTGCGCTCTTTTCCTTTTCGGCCTTCATGTTCTGAATCAGCCCGATCACGAAGTCCGGGTTGGCAATAGCCGTCTCTAACAGGTTGTCGGTCATGTACATCCCATGCTTGCGAATGGACGGCAAGACCTCGTGAGTGACCCAGTGCTTGAACCGCTGTGCGCTTTCCAGCTTGCTGCTGAAAATCAGACTGTACAGGCCGGATTCGTTGATGATGGTCGTCTTGCTCTTGTAATTAGAACCATCACCCTGAATCAGGGTAGTGGTTTTATCTTGCTCATCAACGTGTGCTGACAGTGCGTTCTCAGGCTTTGCGTAGCCAAGTGCTACCGCAATGTCCTTGCCAACAAACCAAGGGTCATCGTCAATGAGCATGACACGGATTTCGCCAAATTCGGCGTTGTTGAAGATTTTGATGTTCTCAGACAAAGAAAGTTGCATTAAAAAGCTCCTTTTCACTTGTGAGAGAAGCAATTTTCTGCTATAATAACGGCGAGAGAATGCTTCTCTCAGGGTTTACATGATACGTTCGCTGCGGTCGGCAAACTTTAGCGAGCGTATCATTTTTCGTTTTCATTGGTCTCCGAGATTGGATGCACTTCAAAGAACGTGTCACGGATGGCTGCTGCCTGTGCGACCTTGTGTTCGGTGCAATAGGTTTTCAGCCACTGGAACTGCCGTTCGGTCAGTGCAACAGTGAACGTGTGATTGTGCCGTTCAAGATAAGGACTGTACATAAACTCACCTCCCTTCATGTGGGTGCAACCAGTATATGCAATATGTTGTGGTTTGTCAATTACGCAAACGCTTAATGTAGTACTGGTATCTGTACAAAATCCAAAAGTTTGTAGACTTGCACAAAATTTAGCTGTTGCTTTTGGCAGCTCCGGCT